AAAGTACAAGCACTGGCCCGCCTTGAAGAGTTCAAACAAAAGCAAGGACGCCGACCCATAGCCAAAGGACGTGAAATTGAAATCGGCGAAACCAACGACTACGTCAGCGAATCCAAAGCTTAAACCCAAACCAATTCAACAACACAGCAGTCCCACTGGACGGATGACTGCTGTGCCTATGCGCACTGTAATGCTGGCCATGGGCATCCGAATCTCGTCATAAAATTTTATCAACATTTTTTAAACTTGTAAATATACGCACATATTTTTACGAGGAACATATGGCCGAACAACAAATACAAGTTAACGTAGATTATCTACGTACTACCCGTGTACACATTTGCATGCCCTGTTATGGTGGTATGTTGACTGAAAGTACATTTATGAGCTACATCAAATGGGCCAACACATGCCGACAACTAGGTATTGATTGGACCATGGAAACCATGACCAATGAAAGCTTGATTAGTCGAGCACGTAATACCTTGGTGGCCAAGTTCTTGAACAACCCCGATAGCACGCACCTGATGTTTATTGATGCTGATATTGGTTGGGAACCCTGGCATTTATTGGTACTGTTAAATGCACAAAAGGATGTTATCGGTGGCTTGTACCCAATGAAGACCTTGCCAGTTAAATGGGTGGTCAACGGATTTGAAGGCGCTGCCGTAGAAGACAACGGTGTTCTACAAGAAGTCAGCAAAACAGGTACAGGATTTATGTTGGTCAAACGTGATGTGTTTGAAAAACTAAATGCCCATCCTGCTGTGCGTCCTTTCAATAACGACATTGGCCTGCCCAAGGAGCTAGATCAGCACTTGCGCACCTATTATGATACTGCCGTGCGTGAAAATCGTTACTACAGTGAAGACTGGACCTTCTGTGAAAACTGGCGTGATCTAGGTGGTCAAGTCTGGGTTGATAAACGTGTGTTGCTCAAGCACACAGGTACCTATGTGTTTGACTTTGCCGCACAAGAACCATTGTATCGTGCATTACAAGCCATGGATCCCGCACTGCAAAACACACCAGTTGCACCACAAGATGTGCCAGCCAAAGAACCCGAAGCTGAGCCGCAAGTTTTGGCAACTAACATTGATACCACAGCGACCAAAGCTAAGAAGAAAAAATAATAGCGGTAAATACAGTTCGTATGGACATCAACGAACTAGAATCTTATCGACTAAGCAACGCGGTTAAATTTCACAATGAATTAAATCCGCGGTTGTGGGTCAATGAAAAATTGCGTCCCGAAGTTCGCGAAAAATTGTTAGCTATTGCCGATGATTTTCGCGAATTTCTTGGCGTTGATAACCTTGACATCAAAGACATCACCGTGAGTGGAAGCAATGCCGCTTACACTTATACCCCACACAGCGACATAGACTTGCATCTTGTGGTAGACCTAGATAATGTCTGTGACAACGAAGTTTATCGAGAGTTGTTTGATGCCAAAAAGTATCAATACAACAACGAACACAACTATAAAATACGTGGTTATGATGTTGAACTCTATGTTCAAGACAGCAAACAACCACACCACAGCGCCGGCATCTATTCGGTTGTGAATGACGATTGGGTCAAGGTACCTGGTAGACGACAACCCACCATCGACGACATCAGCGTCAAAGCCAAGTATGTAGATCTTGGCGAACGCATCGAAGCTGCCATTGCCAGCGACGACATTGAATTAATCAAATCTCTGTGGCAAAAAGTCAAGACCATGCGTCAAGCTGGATTAGACAAGACTGGTGAATTTGGTCCTGAAAATCTAGCATTTAAATTGTTACGCAGAGCTGGCATAATCGAAAAGTTAAAAACGGCCATCACACAAGCTCAAGATCATGAACTGAGTCTGCGTGAGACACGACCAGAAAAGAAAAAGATTTACGGCTACAAAAACTACTGGTATCCTGGCTATGACTACTACGCCAATTTAAGCACAAATGTAGATCAGCCCGGCGAAGTAGATGAAAGCGCACAAGTTACTGTCAAAGGCAAAACACACCCACTAGAAAAAGTAATAGAAAAATTTGTCAAATTCTGTGCTGATCATCTGCATTTAAAAACCCTGCCAACTATTAATCTAATGACTGACCCCAAGTTTGGTACTGATCGGCGCACCATGGGACACTACATGGATGACAAACGCACTATTGAAGTAGAAATAACTGGTCGTCACATACTTGACATCATGCGTACCATTGCCCATGAACTAGTACATTACAGTCAATACGAGCGAGGTGATCTACCCAACGCAGCCGGAGATACTGGTAGTCCGTGGGAGAACGAAGCACATGCCACTGCTGGTGTACTCATGCGCTATTTTGATCGAGCTCATCCAGAGTTTTTTAAAGCCAAGGTTATTGACGAAGGCATCCGAGATCAATTAGCCGCGGCAGCGGCAGCGGCCTGCATAGCCGGCGCACCAGGTTGTGCTACAACAGGTGATGCTGTTCGTGGTGTACAGGCGGCAGGCACAGCGGCACAGACCATCAAGCGCATGGGTCGAGCTGGTGCCGAAGAAGAGGTGATGCAACGACTTCGAAATGAACTGCGTCGTCGACAAGGGCAGGTAGTTCCCGAAGATGTCAATGAAGCTCTTGACCAACCCTATAAAATACTTCGATGGGAAAAGGGTGACTACGGTGATGTAGACGCAATAGCACGATTAGATGACAACACCTTTCTAAGTATTATGTTCAACAAGGGATTTAGTCAAGAGACAAAAGAGGAAGCATGGAGTGTTGAGTTTTATAGAAACAACAGCCAAGAAGTCACAGGAGAAGGTGACGAATTCCGTGTATTTGCCACGGTGTTAAATGCTATTCAAACATTTATTTCTGACAGAGTGCCGGGTGCTATTGGAAAATACAAACCTAATAAAGTATATTTTTCAGCCAGCAAACAAGTTGAGCCGGGACAAAAAGAACAAAGTCGTGCAAGATTGTATGATAGTTTGATACAGCGTTATGCTAGAGCATTGGGCTTTACATCCTCACGTTCAGACACAGGCAACAAGGTAATGTACGAATTAAATAGAATAAAACCAGTGGCGGAAGCGCAAGAACAATGTCCTGAGTGCGGCGGACCCATGTTTAGTGAATTGCTGATCAACGAAAAACAAGATGCCTGTTACTACAAAGTCAAGAGCCGTTACAAAGTATGGCCCAGTGCTTATGCTAGTGGTGCGTTAGTTCAGTGTCGTAAAAAAGGTGCTGCCAATTGGGGTAACAAATCATGAAATATAGAGAAATACTAGAAGCCTGTTGGAAAGGCTATCACAAAGAAGGCATGAAGACCATGTTTGGCAAACGCTATCCCAACTGCGTGAAAAATACCAACGAAGAACTAGAAGAAGATCTACGCAAGTGGTTCAAAGAGAAATGGGTGCGTTTTGGTCCTGATGGCAAGATTCGTGGTGACTGTGCTAGAGGTGATGACAGTGAAGGCAAGCCCAAGTGTTTGCCACAAAGTAAAGCACAGAACTTAGGTAAGAAGGGTCGTGCTAGTGCGGCATCACGCAAGCGTAGAGAAGATCCTAATCCAGAGCGTAGTGGCAAAGCCATCAATGTCAACACCAAAAAGAAAACTGACGAAGCGGCATTAGACGAAAAGTGGAGCCAAAAGTACAAGAGCTCAATCAACTGCGCCAACCCCAAAGGCTTTAGTCAAAAGGCACATTGCGCAGGCAAGAAAAAAAATGAAAGTGTAACCGAGGCCACTGGCTACATTCCAGTCAACAGCAAAGAAGCACAGGATCCTCGCTACAGCATGGCCATAACACAAGACATCCAGCCCGGCGAAGTACAACGTCAGGCCGCCAAGATGGGATTTAAGACTGATGCAGCCGGTGTTCCGCCCTTGTTGATGAAGTTGCAGAATCAATTAAAAGAAATAAAAGCAGGTACCGCACGATGAAAATATTCGAAGTAACATTAAAAGAAGCTGCCACGCTGGGTGGGTTTCCAGTCAAAGTTTTAAACATTCAAGACCAAGGTGTCGAAGAAGCCGGTAATGCCAACAGTGGTCGCCGCGGACCAAATTCTCCGCCAGACAATTCCCCAGTCATACCAGGACGAGTGGAAAAAACTGCCACAGGTATACGGCATCATGCCGACCCAAGTCGGTACGGCGGCCACAGTCCCAAACCCGAAGATGATCGTTTGTTAGGTCCACAGCACAGATGGCGATTAGATCGTGCTGTGCGTGGTGTGGCAGAAGATCAAGTAAACGAATTGTTTGAGCCAACTCTAAATTACTATAAACTAAGCAACGGCAAAACAGTTCAAGCAAGTTATAGACCCACTCCCAATCAATCCCCGGTGCCGTTTACTGCGGTTGATGTATCATATGTGAATCCTGCACTCAAGCCGCAAGGCAGTAGCTTTGACAGCACTGGCGTTGTTGAACCATGGACCAATGCTCCGGATGGTGTAAAACAAGCAATCCAAAAATTTGTAGCTCAGCCACAGCAAGGTGTGGCGGAAGCAATCAAGCTTAACGCACCACAGCGTACAATACCACGTGATGAATTGCAGGGCTATGCTGACCGTATCAAGACAGGTACCAAGACCAAGCGTGACAAGTTTGCTCCCATCATTCACGGCAGTAATATCAAAGCTATTACCAAAGACGATGACAACACAGAGTGGGACTTGGATGACTTGTCCCGTCAAATTACAACTCGCCCCAGGGCCATACTTGGTACCAATGCCAAGATGGAGAAAAGCAAGACTGAAGGCGAAATCATTTATGACTTGACATTGCCAGCATTATCGGGCATTGTTGTAGACGAAGACACTGGAGACTTTGTGGAAATTACAACTTGCCCTGGTGCAGGTGCTTGTCAGTTATTCTGCTATGCTAGAAAAGGTGGCTATGTCATGTTCCCCGCAAGTTCAATGAGTGCGGCACAAGCACTAAACTTCCTGGTGAATGATCCTGAAGGTTATACTGCCCGTGTAAATCAAGAGATTAAAACAATCAAGGCCAAGACAGACAAGGCTGGCGTGCAGTTTGTTGTGCGTTGGCACGATGCTGGTGACTTCTTCAGCAAAGAATACTTGGATCTTGCTTATGATGTTGCCAAATCCAATCCTGATGTGCAGTTCTATGCCTACACCAAGATGGGTGATGTTGCCACAGGTGCTACTCCCAAGAACTTTACAATGAACTTCTCTTCAGGTAGCAAACGTGGCGAGGAAAAGAAAGTTGAATTCTACAAACAACAAAACCCTGGAGCCACAGTCAAGCAAGGTGTGACAGTTCCTAAAGACATGTTCTTTGATTTGATTGCACGTAAAGGCACTAGCTTGATCAAAGATGCCAAAGGACGCACACAGTTTGCCAGTCCTGAAGCATTGGACACATTCAAGCAACGTCTTGCACAGCAGTACAAGGTTGCACCTGATTCAATTATCACCTACGATCAAATGTTGGCAACACCGGTGGGTACTGAGCCCAAATGGAATGTTATTGTGCAGCCCGGCGCCGGTGATCGTGCAGCCAATCGCCGGGATGTAATTGACAGTTACTTAATGTTCCACTAATATGAGAGCACAAGAGTTTATTATTGAAGTTCCAATGGCAGATTATGTGCCATTAGGTGACTTTGACAAGCCTGGGCCATTTCGTGGGGCTGATAAAAAGCTGATTCCGCATCCAGCAAATCGTTTAAAAGCAGAGAAGTTCTTTGCCAACACTCCCTACGATATCAGACTATTTTTCAGCAATGTCTCAGGTACAGGTCGATACAGTGAATACGGTCCAATGGACCCAGAAACAGTTAAAATCATCTTTGGAGATGACGGTGAGCAAATTGTTGCTGGCCATGAAAATGCTATTACCATAGTGTATGTGGGCAACAAAGGCGACGCAAAGAAAATGCTCACCCCTTGGCTTATGGCTCATAGGTTTGGACATGCTGTGCAAGCAGGAACCAGATCAAAGGGCTTGGGCAGTAAAGATCTCAATCATCCATGGCATCAGGGCGAAGAGCATTTCTTTGGGCAAGTTAATTCCATGCTGGAAAAATATTATGGTAAGAGTGGTGAGCGTGGTGGCAAAATAAAATATGAGTTGACGCCTGAATACAATGCCCTATTCAATGCTATAGGCACACAGCGTAGTAGTCGCAATTCTGAAATTCGCAGACCCTATGAATTCTTATACGAGATATTTGCACAATACTTGGGCACGGGCCATGTGACTTTTAATCCCTTGCCCAGTAACCTGGGCTATGGTCGTCAAGCTTGGGGCTCACCTTCCAAGTATCTAAATTTAAAGCCTGAAGCCAGAGATGATTCTAGTAGAAAATATGCAACTGAAATGCTGGCCAGAGATATGGAACTTATGTTTAACGATGTAATGTCCAATCTTGAAGGCAAAATATTGATAATGTAATTATGAAAATTAAAGATATTAAAGTCATTAAAGAAGGCACGCTAAGTGTCGATGTGCCCAATGAAGCGTGGTTACAGGACAAGATTGACTACGCCAAGAGTAAAGGTCGCAACAGTTACGGCGTGCCTTACATGGGAAGCACCACAGCGAGTGTGCGTGGAACACCACCTAGAGTAAGAGTAATGCGCCTGGCTTCGTTACCAGGCATGCGTAACGAACAAACAAATGTGCGTAAGGATGATTTAAAGTGGTTAATGGACTACATGGATACGCATAAGAAATTGCCGCCAATGGGTAGCAGTCCTGACAGTGAATACTTGCCTTACATCATGGTTGCTTACAATGGTGAAGCATGGGTCAACGAAGGCAATCATCGTATCATGGCTGCCTACAGATTAAACTGGCAGGACATGCCCATTGAAATACGTTACTTTGATGGCGGCGAGCGAATAGCATCAGGACCAATGGCACCTGGCAAGATTGGACTAGCATGAGAGCACAAGAGTTTATTGTTGACAACGCTATCAAGCTGAGTCCACAGCAACGAGCACATGATTGGATTCAAAAAGTCTATGCCCAGTATCCACAGACCTGGCAAAATAATCATATTATACCCATGGGCGGGTCGGGCGAGGATCAACAGTTTGCCATGTTTGAGTTGACTCCAAGTTTTAGTCGGCGCGGCGCAGTCGAAGTCAAATGGTTTCAAGCGTATCCTTTGCGTGCCGGAGTTGGATCACGTGCCATGCAGGAATTGCAACGTCTGGCACAACAGGATGGTATTACACTCACCTTGTATCCCTGGGATAAAGGGCAAGTGAGTCAAGCCAAGCTAATGAAATTTTATCGTGGACAAGGGTTCAAGCCCGCCATTAAAGGTAGTAAAAACATGGCCTGGGAGCCAGTGTCAGAAAATTTTGCCGACGGCAAGAAGCCAGGTCGCAAAGGTTTGGCCAAGCGTGTGGGTGTGAACTGCAAACAAAGTGTTAGTAAACTGCGTAGCATTGCTGCCAATTCATCAGGCGAACGTCAACGCATGGCACACTGGTGCGCCAACATGAAATCAGGGAAGAAAAAATGAGAAATTTTATAGATTTACTAGAAGCCATTGAACAAGGCTGTCCACCTGCAACACAAAGCATTGAGCTCAATCTTAAGAACCGTCAAAAGGCTATTGATGAGTATCACTATGGACCGTTGAATCCCAATGAGCCCAACGAAGAATACTGGGCTGAATTAGCTGACAAGTGGAACACTGATGACATTGAAAGTGTCAAGAGCAGCCGTTGCGGCAACTGTGCAGCCTTTGACATCACCAGCAAAATGCAAGACTGCATTGCTCGTGGTATTGGTGCAGAGCCAGGGTCAGATCCTGCCAGTACCATAGACGCAGGTACCCTGGGATACTGTAAGTTTTTAAAATTCAAATGTGCTGCCAAACGTACCTGTGATGCCTGGGTAGAAGGTGGTCCAATTCAAGATGAAAATATTTGACCTATTGGCTGAAAGTTCAGGGTACAGCTTGCAAGGCAGTTTTACTCGCGACTTAACTACAAGTAAAGTTTGGCTTTTACAGCAAGTTGGAAAAATAACAGACCACGTGGATGCAGTTTATATATTGGGCTCCTGGTTTGGTAACACCAGTTTGTACATGATACTACAACCTGAATTTGACTACAACAAAATCGTCAATGTTGAAGTCGACAACAACATGTTGAAACAAAGTCAACGTATGTTAAAGCATGTTGGTGCTGACAATGTTCAACACATGTTGCGTGATGCCAACAAATTAGACTATAGACAGCTTGGTACTAATGGCTTGGTAATTAACTCCAGTCTAACAGACATGCCCGGACCTGCCTGGTTTGATAACATCCCCCGTGGTACCTTGGTTGCAATGCAAGCCCGAGACCATGTTCAAGAACGAGAATTTCACAGCAGTGACGACATACTTAAATTGTACCCACTTTCACAAGTGCTATATAAAGGTTCGTTACAGTTACAAGACCCAGAAACTGACTACGCCAGATTCATGGTCATCGGTAGAAAATAATTCTACTTTCTGTTATAATTGATTAATGAAATTACCAATAATTGTTTTCGCCGCACCAGGCGCTGGTGCCTCAATGTTGATTTGGATTATTAAGCGACTTAGGGACACTGACTATGATGTTGCCGATCCCTTGGATGATTTGGGCACTGCTCACAACCAACCTCTATTGCAACACTGGTACGGGGATGAAAAAGAGTTTGATGCGTTTCATCATGAACCCGAAAGAGAACAAGTTGTACATGCCGCGTTGACAACAAGTACAGTTGGGAAGCTTGGAGTTTACTGTAGTTTTTCAATTTACTTTGAAGACGATTTTGATATTAAACAAACAGCAGTTTTGTGTTATAATAAAATACCTTGGTGGCAGGATAAAACATTTGAAAGAATTGTTAATCATCTAACACACGATAATAAACTGTCCCACCAAACTTACGACAATTGTTGTAACATACCACTTAAAACAATGCTGTATGGACCAGTTGAAGATTTAGTAGAGTTAGTTGGACAACACCTGGGTATTGATGCCCGGCACAACATTGACAACTATAATTTAATTTGCAACGTCATGCATCAATGGCGTAATGGTAACAATCAAATTTTTAAAAAGGATGAACATGGATTATAAAGTTGCTGACATTGGTTTGGCCCAATGGGGTCACAAAGAGATTGCTATTGCTGAACACGAAATGCCTGGCTTGAGAGCAGTGCTAGAAGAATACAAAAACACCCAGCCACTACAAGGCGCACGTATTGTAGGCAGTTTGCATATGACAATTCAGACTGCGGTGTTGATTAAAGTGTTAGTGGCGTTGGGAGCCAGTGTGCGCTGGAGTTCGTGTAATATTTTCTCCACACAAGATCATGCTGCCGCAGCCATTGCTGATCTTGGTATCCCAGTGTTTGCTTGGAAGGGCGAAACTGAAGAGGAATACTGGTGGTGCATTGAACAAACAGTGCGTGGACCCAATGATTGGACTCCTAACATGATTCTTGATGACGGACACGACCTAACAGGTTATATCCATGATCGTCATCCCGAACTTATTGCTGACATTCGAGGTGTCACAGAAGAAACCACAACAGGTATTCACAAGTTGTTGGAACGCATTGCAGCCGGTACACTCTTGTTACCTGCCATCAATGTAAACGACTCAGTGACTAAAACTAAATTTGATAACCTGTACGGTTGCAGAGAGAGTTTGGTAGATGCTGTCAAACGTGCCACTGACGTTATGATTGCTGGCAAGGTTGCAGTAGTGGCCGGCTATGGTGATGTGGGCAAAGGATCTGCACAGGCCTTGCGAGCACTGAGTGCGCAGGTCTGGGTCACCGAAGCAGATCCTATCTGTGCGCTACAGGCTGCCATGGAAGGCTTCCGGGTGGTCACCATGGAGTATGCCGCAGACAAAGCCGACATCTTTGTCACTGCCACCGGTAACGTGGATGTTATCACACGCCAGCACATGGATCAAATGAAGAACAATGCTATTGTGTGTAACATTGGTCACTTTGATACAGAGATTGATGTGGCTGGTATTCGCGACTGTGTGTGGGAAAACATCAAACCACAGGTGGACCATGTGATCTTCCCCAGTGGCAAGCGCATTATCTTGTTGGCCGAAGGACGCCTGGTGAATTTGGGTTGCGGCACTGGACACCCCAGTTTTGTAATGTCAAACAGTTTTACCAATCAAGTGTTGGCGCAAATTGAAATGTTTAATAACACTGCAAATTATCGTGCAGGAGAGCTGTATTTGTTGCCCAAGCACCTAGACGAAAAAGTAGCAAGATTGCACCTTGCGCAAATTGGTGCTCAACTCACAGAACTGAGCCCAGTACAAGCACAGTATATAGGTGTGTCTGTATCGGGACCTTTCAAGCCCGATACATATCGCTACTAAATACTGGATGCGAGCACAAGAGTTTATACGTTTATCTGAGCGTCCTTTAAAGACTTATGCAGTTAAATTGAAACTGAAACAGCCTGGGTATACCAACATTGTTGATACCCAGGTTCAAGCTCGCACTCCCGAAATGGCACGTAGAATACTAAGTGCTCAATACAACAATCGCAACGTGGTAGTAGGACAGCCACGTGAACTACGCACACGGTAAATACTGTGTGAAAAACCAATACGTCAGAGCTGAGTTTGATCTCTATTGCAAGTATAAGATCGGTACAACCCCTTCTTATAGAATATATGTCAACGGAGAATTGTTTGCAGAAAGAACCTGGACTCACGACTTAAATCAGCACTTGACTTATATGTTACAGATCGATGCTCCGCCGGGCACTTACCGGGTTGAAATCGAAGCAGTAAATGCACCAGAAGTTAAATTTCGCCGAAAAGGGCAATGTGTTCCGCATGGTTTTGCACTATGGGTCGATCAAGACACATTGAGGATAGGATAATGCGAGCAAACGAGTTCATACGAGAAGATTCAGGATCCACTGTGTCGGGAAATGTTGCCACTGTGGCCCAACCCCTGGGCGCAGTGATTACTAGACAATTAACCACACCAGCAACTAAATATTCTAATACATATAAAAAGCCCTGGTTGCAAAGGAATTTAAAAAATGCTCGCTGAAGATTTAAAAACATTATTAGCCACACAAAATGCGTTGGCTGTCAAAGCACAGAATTTCCACTGGAACGTGGAAGGGCCAGACTTTGCACAATATCATGACTTTTTTGGAAATTTTTACAGCGAAGTTTACGGCGCAGTTGACAAGATTGCCGAATACATTCGTACTCTACAAGAATACAGCCCAGGCTCATATGAACGTTACATGGAACTAAGCGTAATTCAAGGACAAACAAAAATTCCACGTGCTCGTTTAATGTTTGAAGAATTACTAAATGACAACAACACCATGATTGATTTATTGAATCAATGTTTTGCATCTGCTGAACAGGAAAACAATCAAGGCATTGCTAACTTCATTGCTGAACGTTTGGATGCTCATGGCAAGCATGGCTGGATGTTGAGAAGTTTTCTTAAGGTCGATCGAGCATGAGTACGGATATTAAAAATATTTTACAAAAATTTAACCAACTGCAAGAAGGTCAAAATGCGGTGCAAAAGTCTGTGCCACAATTACCTGCATTGTTTAAACCCAAAGATATTAGTCCAGTACTAGGTAGCAAAACAGATCCTGAACACCCAACTAAAAAGTTTTTTGTTGGTAGTGAAAGCAAAGACCAAGAGGTTGATGAAGCAGAACAAATTACATTTGAGCCTGCTCGTGCTACAACACAGGTTATCAAACAAGGCAACAAAGTTTTAGGAACAGTAACTAATCCACAATTGGCCAGTGTTATCAAAAATGCTATTGGCAAAGGTGAGATGACGTTGACTGGTCCGCTTACAAAAATTCCTGAAGCTAACACAACTGAAGATGTGTTGAGCACAGTTAAGAAAAAGCTTGGCGACTATATTCAAGACGTTGCTACAGCAATCAAAAAAGATCCAGACCTAATTGACCAGGTGCCCAAAGATATAGACCATGTTGGCCCGGCTGTAAAAACTCTTACCACTGATGACGGACACGAAATAAAAATTCATGGCAACGAAGATGACGGTTTCCGCATCACAATTAAAAATCGACCACACTCAGCAAAGTTTGAAAACTTAGATCATGCAGTCATGGCTTGCGAAATGTATTGCAATCGTCGACGCAAAGCCGACACCAACACTGATTATATTGAGGAAAAGCGATGAACTTAAATCAACTTTTTGTGGTCAAAGAAGCCCAAACCCGTAATCCTGATCTAATGAGCCCCGGTGATTATGATCGTCACCAGCAAGCCCAAATGGATTTTAACAAGCGTGATTTTAAACGTCGCGAACACGAAGCTGAATGGGAACAGGAACAAGCTTATAGCAAACAACTTGCCGCACGTGATGCTGGCACATGGTATGTTCGCGTCAATGGAAAGATTGTCAAAGACAAGCAAGGAAATCCTTATACATTTAATGGTAAGTCTGCTGCCAACAAAGCCGCAGTAACAATGCAGACCAAGCCCTTTAACAAAGGCAAGCAGTTTATGTTGACCACCAATCCCAATGATACAGTGGAAGAAGGTGCCTCTATTGCAATGACTCCTGGATCAATTGAACCGGGCGGCGCAGTTGACAACTTTAAACAGCAAATGGCCAACAACACGGAAATTGCTTACAAAAAAGGTGTGGCAGAAGGCTTGGAAGATACTGTAAATTTTGAAGTTGATTCAGAAAACGCTTACAATCATGTGATGGCAAAATTTGGCAAAGTAATCAGCTGGAATGGCAATGACATGGTAGCTCCACGCCAATACTGGGGTACTATACAACAATTGGCACACGACGCCGGCGGCTCAGCTGAGGAAGTAGGGCATGAACAAGGTGTGGCGGAAGGCTATTGGCAAGATGCTGTAAAGAAAGCAGAGGCTTCTAGAGAGGCTCGCAAAGGTAAACCATTTGAAAAGAACCCAGCAAGTCACGATAAGCAAGGTGTTTACAAAGGTGACAAAGATTTAGCAGGCAGACTTGTGCCAAAGCGTAAAGAGCAAGGTGTGGCGGAAGACCGTGAATATATTCCGAGCGGCAAGGAGAGAATAACTCGGAACGGTATTGATCTTGTGGTCGGGATTGATGGAGCAACAGTTGACATCAGGGCCATGACAGGTGACAGTCAGATGGCTTATGTAGTTTTTGATCGAGACGGTGATACGTTAGTAGCAGATGATCTTGCAGTTGAAGAACAATACAAAGGTCAAGGTATTGCTAAAATAATGTATGACTATGTTAAAGAACTTGGATTTAGAGTAAAGCGCAGTTCCGATCAACTGGTTGCAGGTAAGAAATTTTGGGATAAGAACAAAGGTGCCGAGAATAACATTTGGGAACAAGGTGTGGCGGAGGCTGCTAAATGGCGTAGCGATCCAGATGCGTATGATGTAGATGACGAAGGCAACAAAACACCGCGCAATCCTAATAGCCCAAAGTTTGGGTACGATCCACTTCAACGCAGAGCAGATACCGCAAATGATGCTAAAACTCCTAGAGGAAAAACGGCAGCACTAAAAACCTCATTGAAAATGGCAAAAGGAAACAAAGGTGTGGCGGAAGGCTCTACTTCTAAAGAAAAACAAAAGACTCCATATCGTGATATCAATAGCTCAGAATACAAGGCAGCAGTAGAAAAGCAAAAAGAAAAAATGGCAAAAGATAATGCTGCTGAACCTGGTAAAAAATTATTGGGTAAAATTGAAAAGCAAGGTGTGGCGGAAGGTGAGGCACAACAACTAAGCGTACAACAACTAGCAGCCATCAGTGACGAAGCACTAGACAATGAATATCACTATGGTCGTAGTACGCCCGGCAACAGTTTTGGATGGCAGGCCAACTTGAAGTCAGCCGCTTATGCTAAACAAATAATTGATCAAGGCGAGACCGATATCGAAGCAATCAGTGACGCTATCCACAAAGGTTGGAATGTAACAGCACAGGCATTTGTACAAAATCCAGACCAGTTTGATGATACTCCTAAACTACAAGCCGCAGGCAAGTTAGAAGCAAAACTTCAACAACGTGCAGAATTAATGAAAAAGAATTATGCTCAGTTGCCAGAAGATGAAAAAGAAAAAGACCGTGTGGTTGCTAGAGCATTGTTGCAGGCCATCACTGGCGGCAGTGAGCAAGGTGTGGCGGAAGCCGCAAATCCAGCACAACAAGCTGCCATTGCTATCAATATGAAAAAGCATCATCAAAAGCCCAAGTCAGAGAGCGCAACAGACGGCTTAACCGAAAGCAAAATTTCTTACAAACCAAAACATCGTAAATTTTAATGAGTGGTCTAACCCCAGATAAAACTTACATTTATGAACGAGCAAATGGAGTAATTTATGCTCGTGGCATTGGCGAAACCGATCGTGTTATCGTTGGTTACGATACTCATCGCACTGCACAAACTCAACGATTTATGTCTAAGTGGAACGAAATACTTCGGCAGTCAGAATATGACCCCACCCTCAAAGAAATGCTAAATCAAGTAGAGGTATACTACACACTAAAGAACACACCTTAGGACCGGTACTTGTTACCGTGGTGTAGGCGGCTGCTGCCTGTGCGAAGAGATTCGCTACCTTGATGCACAAAGTGAGCTTTTATAAATGAAAACATTTCCAGTTGCGTTCCTTCAAAAATTTTCAAAGAAAAATTTACAAAATAAAATTTGTCTAAGCCCATATGTTGTTCTAGATGTAGGTGTTGGGGGCGAAATTGGATTATGTGATTGTCGTGCTTGGTTGCCCAGTCGTGTTGGCAACTTGTTTAAAGAAAACATACAAGATATTCTAGCCAACGAAAAAAGCGTGGCAATACGACAAAGCATTTCAGACGGCACATACGAATACTGCAATGAGCAACGTTGCGGTGTACTGGGCAACAATCAACTGATTGACCACGACAGCATACAAGATCCTGTATTTAGAAATCTAATAAACAATCCCTATGTGTTCATCATGCCTCGAGAGATTTGGATCTCGGGGGATTTAACTTGCAATTTAAGTTGTCCTAGTTGCAGGACTAAAGTAATTAAAAATACTCCCGAAGAAGTTGACAAGCTTGAAGCATTGGGGCAAATTATAAAAAATAATTTGTTTTCAAAACCCAGCAACGAATCTGTTACCTTGCATATTAGTTCCAGTGGCGAAGTATTTGCAAGCCCAATGTTGCTGTCTTTCTTGGGTGCAATCAACCCCAACGACTTTCCGGAACTACGGTTGCGACTACAAACAAACGGGCTCCTGGCTGAAAAGAATTGGTATCGACTTGGTGTCCTTGAACAGCGAGTTGAGAAAATTACAGTCTCTGTAGATGCCGCTCAAAAACACACATACGAAAAATTGCGCCGTGGTGGAAAATGGGAAGATCTGCAACACGCACTAGCTTGGATCCAACAAAAGAAAAATAATAACCAAATGGAAATCAGTTTGCGTATGGTAGTACAACAGGCAAACTATCAAGAGATTGTTGAATTTTATAATTTAGCCAAAACGTTTGGTGCCGACATAGTTGAGTATGCTAGAATAACTGATTGGAAATCTTATTCGGAACATGAATTCAGACAAGTTGACGCATTTGATCCCAATCACCAGGAATACCAATTGGCGCAAGCTGAACTTGATAAAGTTAAACATCTGGATGGCGTATTTTTACATGGCGGCCTTGCCTAATAGGTTGACATACTAGGTCAACTCACATATACTAACACATTAAAGGAGAATCAACATGGACACTAAGTCATTTAACGGCGAGCAAAAAATCAAACTAACTCAGATTATCAACGAAGGCATGCAGGTCATGCATGAAGTTGAAACCCTCAACGCTGGACTCAATGATACCATCAAGGCCATTGCAGAAGAACTTGAAATTAAACCTGCTGTGTTAAAGAAAGCCATTAAAGTTGCACACAAAGCCGAGTTTGGCAAAGCCAAACAAGATCACGCACTGCTTGAAACAATTCTTGAAACTGTTGGAAAAACTCTATAAATATTGTTTGACTCGCTCACATTACGAGCATGTAGAACGGCTTACCGGCCACAAGCGGAGAATTAATGAGTTATGTAGATGCACTATTTGATCGTGAGCACGATCGCATTCATGTTGTAGAAAGACGTAATGGCAAGAGAGAGTACCGCGAGTACCCAGCCAGTTATGTTTTTTATTATGACGACCCACGCGGCAAGTTCCAAAGTATCTTTGGTAATCCAGTATCAAGATTCAGCACACGTAACAACAAAGAGTTTCGCAAGGAAATTCGCATTCAGTCTGGCAAACAACTGTATGAGTCAGACATTAATCCAGTTTTTCGTTGTTTAGAAGAAAACTACAAAGGCAATGACGCACCAAAACTTAATGTGGCGTTTTTTGACATTGAAGTTGACTTTGACCCTGAGCGAGGTTTTAGTCGCCCAGACGATCCTTTCAATCCTATTACTGCAATTTCAGTTTACTTGAGCTGGCTAGATCAACTGGTCACTCTTGTGATCTCACCACGTCACATGAGCCAGGAAACCGCACAGGAGATTGCCAGCGAGTTTGAAAACACTCTTATATTCCAAAACGAAAAAGAGTTGCTCAAAACGTTTCTTGACTTAATTGAAGATGCAGATGCACTTAGTGGATGGAACAGCGAGGGCTTTGATATTCCGTATACTGTGAATCGTGTAACACGAGTTCTCAGCAAAGATGACACCCGCAGATTTTGTCTTTGGGGACAGTTGCCCAAACAAAGAATGTTTGAACGATACGGTGCAGAGAATCAAACATATGACTTGATTGGTCGTGTGCATATGGACTATATGCAACTGTATCGCAAGTACACATATGAAGAACGTCACAGTTACAGTCTAGATGCCATCGGGGAATATGAACTAGATGAACGCAAGACTGCTTTTGAAGGCACACTGGATCAGCTCTACAATCAAAACTTTAAAACATTTATCGAGTATAACCGACAAGATACATTGCTGTTGGCCAAGCTTGATAAAAAACTCAAGTTTTTAGATCTTGCCAACACACTGGCGCACGAAAACACAGTGCTATTGCAGACCACAATGGGTGCCGTGGCCGTGACCGAGCAAGCGATTATTAATGAAGCCCACGATCGTGGAATGGTAGTTCCTAACCGAAAAGAAAGACTCACTGATGAAGACACGCAAGCCGCAGGTGCCTATGTTGCTTATCCCAAAAAAGGGATCCACGAATACATCGGAAGCATTGACATTAACTCGCTCTACCCCTCAGCGATCCGTGCTCTTAACATGGGACCCGAAACGATCATTGGTCAACTTCGGCCAATAATGACCGATAGACTCATCAAAGAGAATATGTCTAAAGGCATGAGCTTTGCCGCATCATGGGAAGGTTTATTTGCCAGTTTGGAATATACTGCTGTGATGGATCAACAACGTGGTACTGAGATCACAATCGACTGGCAAGGTGGTGAGGAAAGCGTACATTCGGCGGCCGAGATCTGGCACATGATATTTGATTCAAATCAACCTTGGATTCTCACAGCCAATGGTACCATCATGACCTATGAGAAAAAGGGTATCATTCCCGGATTGCTGGAACGCTGGTATGCTGAACGTAAAGAAATGCAGGCCAAACTAAAGCAATGCACAAACAAAGAAGATGAGGAGTACTGGGACAAGCGACAATTGGTTAAGAAGATTAATTTGAACAGCTTGTACGGTGCTATTCTTAATCCTGGTTGCAGATTTTTTGACAAGCGTATTGGACAGTCAACCACACTGACTAGTCGGAGCATTGCCAAGCACATGGATGCTTATGTCAACGAGTGTATCACTGGCAAGTATGATCATACTGGAGAAACTATTATCTATGGTGACACAGACTCTTGCTATTTTTCCGCTTGGGGGGTGTTGAGAAAAGAAGTTGAAGAGGGTCGTATAGAGTGGAACAAAGAAATTTGCGTTCAATTGTATGACAGCATTGCCGAACAAGTCAACAACAGTTTTCCGGGATTCATGGAGCAAGCATTTCACTGCCCACGCGACATGGGATCAATCATCAAAGGTGGGCGTGAGATTGTTGCCAGCAAGGGCTTGTTCATTACCAAGAAGCGTTATGCTGTATTGTATTATGACAAAGAAGGCAAGCGCACAGATGTAGACGGCAAGCCAGGCAAGGTCAAGGCCATGGGACTAGACTTGAAGCGCAGTGACACACCAAAAGTCATTCAAGACTTTTTAAGTGAAGTGCTGAACGAAGTGCTTACCGGCTCCAGTAGAGATGCAATTGTAGAAAAGATTCGTGACTTCAAATACGAATTCAAAGAGCGACCTGGTTGGGAGAAAGGTACTCCCAAACGTGTCAATAACTTGACCATGTATGGCAAAAAAGAAGAGCGTGAAGGCAAAGCTAACATGCCAGGACATGTGCGAGCCGCATTAAATTGGAATACGTTGCGTCGTATGAACGGAGACAACTACAGTTTGCAAATTGTTGATGGTATGAAAACTATTGTTTGCAAATTAAAATCCAATGCATTGGGATGGACCTCAATTGGGTATCCCACAGATGAATTGCATCTGCCAACTTGGTTTAAAGAACTGCCATTTGATGATGCCGAGATGGAGGCCACAGTAATTGATCAAAAGATCGATAACTTATTGGGCGTGTTGGATTGGGATCTTGCATCTGCTACCAACACCACAAACACTTTCCAAAGTTTATTTGAATTTGAATGAAATTAAGCGCACTTGTATCATATCTAACACATTTGAAAAAGTTTGACCCAGGGCAAGCTCGAACTACTCTGCATCAACTTATTGCGCCTGTGGTACACAGTGTAAGCACTCACGAAGTGCAGTTTTACGAATTAACTGATCAGTTGATCAGCGACATGGCCAAAATCAATGATAATGTTGATACATTCGCCAATACAGTATACTCACTCAAAGAATCTTTAAATAGGTTGATTGCCGAAAACGAGCATGAGTATTTCACTATCAGCTACGAACTCTATGACGAAGCTCTTAGATATGATAGCCCAGAGTGGATTATCAAACGCACTGTTGTTCTAGAAAAAGAACAACAAGAGTATGTTTTATCCAGACTGTTGGCCAATAGTGACTGGCACTACCCCGGTCTTGTTATACGTCCAGCACTGGAACCCTGGATTGATAATTTAGTGCCACTTGATCCATTGTACTTGCTTGACGAGGCTTGGGAATTGTTGGACCCAGTTAAGTCTAGATTTAACGAAGAATATGTACAGAGGTTGAGATTTTATACCATCAACGAGTTTAGGGATGCAGAGAAACCATACCTGCATTCAGTACCAGATAATCAAATTGGGTTTGCACTAATTTACAATTACTTTCATAACAAACCTTATGAAGTTATAAAACAGTACTTGGTCGAAACATTCCAAAAACTTCGCCCCGGTGGTACTGTGGCATTTACCTTCAACGACTGTGATCGTTTTGGCGGGGTTGAAATGGTTGAACGCAAATGTGCTTCGTATACCCCTGGAAGAATGATTTATGAATACCTAGAAGAACTGGGGTTTAAAATCACGCAACGGCAAGAGATAACCACTGCTGTGACCTGGATAGAAGCAACCAAACCTGGCACACTTACCAGCATACGAGGCGGACAAGCTCTTGCCAAAATTGTTGCAGTAGCTTAAATTAATCTATATAATACACAAAAGGAGAACGTATGAGAGATCATTTACTAGATTTAGTTGGTCACACCCATGATTTGGGTTGTATTGACCTTGTTAAAATCACTGGAACAGATTCCGAAACCACTATTGATAGCCTGGCCGAGGATCGCAGTGTTGTTGTGCAGGGAAAATTTAATGGTCCAGTTGCCGACTTTATTGGCGTGTTTGGTATGCCAAACTTGGACAAGCTTAAAATTTTGCTGAACTTGCAAGAATACCGCGAAGGTGCTACTATCAATGTTACTAGACAAAATCGCAACAACGAGGATGTTCCTGTTGGCTTGCATTTTGAAAACAAAGTTGGCGATTTCAAGAACGACTATCGCTTCATGACCAGCGAGATCGTAATTGAAAAACTCAAGACACCAAAATTCAAAGGTGTTAACTGGCACGTTGAATTTGAGCCCACAGTTGCTGGTATCCAACGTTTAAAAATGCAAAATCAAGCCAACAGCGAAGAGCCTAACTTTGCTGTTCGCATTGACAAGGGCGATTTAAAATTCAGCTTTGGCGATCATTCAACACACGCCGGTGAATTTATTTTCCATCCAGGTGTTAAAGGCGCACTGTCTAGAAATTTGGCCTGGCCAGTTTCACAAGTATTGTCTATCTTGGGATTGGTTGGTGATAAGATTGTGCGCATCAGTGATGATGGTGCAATGAAGATCACTGTCAACAGTGGTCTCGCAGAATACAACTACATCCTTCCGGCACAAAGCAAATAAGGTATATTATGAAGTGGTTTCTAAATATAATGGAGCGTCTGGGACGCAAGCGTATAGTAATGGACAGAGTCAACAATGCTCCGTATCTTGAAAGATATTATGTTTTTCTCAAAGATAGAAATCACTTTCCGTTTAATGTGTTTCTGCACAAGTTCCTCAAATCAGATCCCGATGATGTGCATGACCATCCTTGGCCTTACGCAACACTCATACTGAAAGGTGGTTACTATGAATGGATCCCTCAGTTTGATACAGTAGGAAGAAAAGTTGGAGAAATTAGGCATTGGAGGGGGCCTGGGCATTTTAGGACTTGTAGTGCTACTTCTTATCATCGTATAGAATTAGACCCCAATGTAACAGCATGGACATTGTTTATGCCAGGACCTAAACAACGTGATTGGGGATTCTTAGTTAAAAATAAATGGGTACAATGGGAACAATACCTAGCATCTAGAAAGATAAAAGTATGAAATGGTTTGATCAATGGTTCGCTAAAAAGTGCAAACAAGCAATGGGTATCGAAGAAGATTCTCTATCCGGGGACCAGTATGTAAACATGCCAAGCACAAAATCTCAACGGAACCTGGTTCGCGCCAGACATGACACCGAGTTGCCCGATGGCGGTCTAAATATTCAAGTAAAATCTGCACATGGTGGAAAGATCGTTATCTTCCGTACCTACGATGAACGCAACGATCGCAACTTGTTTACTATATATCTAATTCACGACAGTGAAAATTTTGAACAAAGTTTGGGTAAGATTATCACAATGGAAAGCCTCAAACTATGATCAAATCTATTTCGTCAATGGGCCGTTATATACAAATTACCGATGGCAGCCCAATGACACCATACTTCAGTCCCGGAGCACAGGGTGCTGGACAAGTTAGATACAATACCAATTCCGGCAACATGGAAGCTTGGGATGGTGTTACTTGGAAAGAAATCAGTAGTAACTATTCCAGTATTGGGTTGACTGTCGAAGCTGAATCTTTGTTGGATTGGGCACGAGTCAAACGCGATGAAGAGATAAAATTTAAATTCTTGACGGAATCGCATCCGGGCATCCGAGATTTGAAAGAAAAACTAGACATCATGACTGCTCTAGTGGCCAAGGAGCAAGATGGAACAAGATAATTTAACAGACAAGCAAAACGACTACGCAATATTTTTGCCGGCCATCAGTAGTTTTTATGCCACTTACGTGGGCAAGCAACGATTTGACGAATACATTCCCAAATCTCGCATGCCCGCTGGTATTCCCGACATGGAACAACTTAACTGGCTCAACAGTCAAAAAGGTTTGTTTCCTTACAAGTGGAGTTTGTATTCAGCTGGACATGCCGATTTGGATCTAACGCGACAGAACCCCAAAGAGGACATGGTGCGTAATCGCGAAGCTGGCACAACCATGTTATGTGACTCGGGCGGATTCCAAATTGCCAAGGGTGTATGGCCCGGCGAGTGGGCCAATCCCAAAGACAAAAATGCTGAGAAGAAACGCCGTGCTGTGCTAGAATGGCAGTGCGGCATAGCCACACATGGCATGACAATGGATATTCCCACATGGACTTGTACTAACCCCGAGTGGGCCAAAGCATCCGGCATTTACAGTTATGATGATGCTGTCAATGCCACCAAGTTCAATAATGAATATTGGATGCACAATCGACATGGTGACACTAAAATTTTAAATGTGTTGCAGGGTGCCAACCACGGTGACGCAGATCATTGGTACGAAACCATGAAGGATTACTGCAATCCCGACAAACACCAACGTCCGTTTGATGGTTGGGGCATGGGCGGGCAGAACATGTGTGATGTGCATTTGGTGTTGAGGCGCATTGTCAATCTCATGCATGATGGTTTGTTAGAATCTGGCCTACACGATTGGATGCACTTCTTGGGCACTAGTAAATTAGAGTGGGCGGTGTTGCTTACTGATATCCAACGTGCAGTTCGATACCATCATAACCCCACGTTCACAATTAGTTTTGATTGTGCCAGTCCGTTCCTGGCCACTGCCAATGGACAGTTATATCACAGCATTGTTACCGAGAATCGCGACAAGTGGAGCTATCGAATGAGCGCCACTGCTGATAATAAAAAGTATGCTACTGACAATAGGTTGTTTGGTGATGCTGTTCGACAGGATGGCATTCACAAAAACTTTGAAGACTCGCCTATTACCAGCCGTTTAAAGATCTCAGATATTTGTTACTACAAACCCGGCGACCTAAATAAAATAGGCAAAGAAGGCAAAACATCCTGGGACAGTTTCAGCTATGCATTATTAATGGGACATAATGTTTGGATGCATATTGAAGCTGTGCAACGAGCCAATCGAGTATACGACAGTGGCCAAGGTCCAGATATGTTGTTGCACCCAAATGATCGTTGGTTTGATTTCCGTAGTGTAATTGATCGAGTATTTGCTGCCAAGGATCGCCAAAAGAGCTTGCAGATAATCGACGATCATGCTAATATATGGGAACGGGTGATTGGCACACGTGGCTATACTGGCAAGCGAGCAGTAAATGCTCACACTATGTTTAACAACCTGTTTGAAGTCGATGAACCTTCTAACTCAGAAGATGACTTAAATCCGGAACTATTAGAAGCATTAGAGGACAGTGTACAATGAACAGAGAAGGTCACGACAATGTTGCTTTTTTTACCGGAGTTGAAGTAGAGCGAACTCCTGCATTTGGCAAACGTACTTTGTTTGTGGTAGGAGTACAACCAGTTGCTGATATTGAATCTAAACTTATTGGCACTGAACACATTTTCTTTGGCGCCAATCACAGCTTCCATCCAGAGAACGCACTTGGATGGCAACGTTGGGAAAGCATGATACAACCGTTTTTAGACAAAGGATATCTGTGTAGCCTGGACATTCCCATTACCCATGTAGAAGAATTTCACGAAGGTGGTTTGTGTGAGTATCGCAATTTTATTCCACAGATTCGAGTAAGCATACCATATACAAAGTTGTGGAATTATAATACAATGTTAAAAATAGATGACAAAGACTTTGACGCTACCAATCCCGGCGTCTGGTGTCATAGTCTGCACAGCTTGATGAGCCGTGAAACTTTTACTAGTTGGGATGATTACAAGGGAGATTCAAAATTATGAATCAAGAACTAAGAGAAAAAATTGAACGAGTTAAACAGCATGCAGATAGAAAAATCTGGGTCACCTTCCGCAAAGAAGGCATACACAAGTATCCTGCCGCTGCCACTGATCCACTGTTGGCGACCGGTGATGAATATGACGTTAGTTTTCTTGGCGTGCCTCATCGCCATATTTTTCACTTCCGGGTGTGGATTGATGTGTTTCACAACGACAGAGATATTGAATTCATCCAATTCAAACGCTGGCTGGAGAATCTCTATGCTGGAGGAACACTGGAACTCAACTTTAAAAGTTGCGAAATGATCGCAGACGATTTGTATTTGCAAATTGCTAGCAAGTATCCTGAACGTAGTGTCTGGATTGAGGTTGCCGAAGATGGTGAGAACGGCGCCCTCATTAAATATGAAACTCACCGCCCTTATCAATCACTTGCTATCTAAGGAAATTTAAAATGGCAAAGCCTACATTTACTCCTAATCCCAAAGTTACTCAAATTTTTGAGGACCTTGAAAAATACTTGGAGTTCTGTCAAGACTATGGTTATCGTTACAACGAATCCGATTTGTATAATTGGAAGAGCTACGCTTACCAACAATACAACAAGGCCATCCAAAATAAACATGCTAAAAACATGTGGGATGAAGATACTCGTCGACTTGCTGGGTATCGTAACTGATTATGAGAAAACTATTTTACATGGGGCTAGAAAGCTACGAAGCCCGCTACACATTACAACTCACAGAGTGGAACCGACGTGTGTTTGATCGACGTGGTCTAGACGTTGTTTATGTTCCCGGCACTACCATTGACAATAGCCAGGCCATCTCAGTGGGACAAGTGTTAGACGCACACGGTCGCAGTTATTTTGGTATGAGCCAGATCATGAATTTGGTTCAGATGATGAAGAACGGGGAAGTCACAAGTGAAGATGTTATCTACTTTGAAGACATGTTTCAACCGGGCATTGAGTCCTTACCATATATATTTGATCAGATTCCTGCTAATCAGCGTCCCCGGGTTTATGTTAGGTGTCTTGCTCAGTCCATTGATCCTGATGATTTCGTACATGTATGGGGTATGGCACGTTGGATGGGACTCTACGAACAAATGGTTAATGAATTCGTGGATGGAGTTCTCGCCACAAACGAAGAAATGGTTGCTCACATGCGCATTGCTGGATGGCGTGCTCCTATATACAATATTAGTGGCTTAGCATTTGGCAAAGAAGAAGTACTAGAGCGCATTGGTGGTGTAGAAAACATCAAGCCGTTTGCAGAACGTACAAAACGTGTGGGCTTTGCAGCCAGGTTTGATCAAGAGAAGCAACCGGGCTTCTTTATGGATCTGATAGAAGAATATACAAAAGATCACCCCGATGTCAAATTTGCCATCTTCCAAGGCGGGCCACTGCGCAGTAACAATCCTGACTATGTGACGCGAGCATACCAACTAATGGCCGACGGCAAATTAGAAATCCACGAAAATCTAAGCAAAAATGAATACTACGCCCTTGTTAATGATACTCGTGTTCTCTTTAATTGTGCTCTTCAAGACTGGGTATCTAACACTGTATCCGAAGCCGACACTCTGGGGTGTAATGTTCTTTATCCTGCATATCGTAGTTTTCCTGAAACTTTTGCAAATGACGCTGACCGACTATATGTACCTTGGAGCATGACTGATGCAATGTCCAAGCTAACAGGTTTGTTGGCAGACAAACACCACAATGTTGGCAAGATCAGTGACTGGAACAACGGCACAATTGATCGTGTAGTTGATATCATGCAAGGCAAGGGCGAGAAGAAATGGAATCGCAGTGGTAATCGCTACCGCGACCATGTACCTGCTTCTAAATACTAATATATGTTTAAAAAATTAATCACAGGTGGGTGTAGTTGTAGTTTTGTGAATTCCGGTTACAGACATCGTACTTGGCCCGTTTTTCTAGCTGAACAATTGGGACTCGAAGACCACCACACATCCAGTGCCATGGTTGCCCAGGGCAATGGCATGATCAGTCGTGGTGTTTTGCACGATATTGCCGAAGCACTAAAAACGCATCAGCCCGAAGAACTACTGGTTGGGATTTCTTGGTCTGGCCCAAATCGACATGAGTTCTTCGCTAGCACAGTACCAGAACGTCTTAACAAAAAAGACGGGTGGTGGGTCAATCCAGTCAAGTTCAACAAAAATGGATGGGGCTCTTGGGCATTGTTAAATCCGCACTGGGATAATATATTGTGTGAAACTTTTTACAAAAACTTTCATGACGATGCCGGTAGTGCAATCTTGACTTGTGAACATGTGTTAAGAACTCAGTGGTTTTTGCAATTGCATAAGATTCCATATTTTATGTTTAATTTCACACAGGAAGTATTTGCTGATAGGTTTCGAGATCACGAAGATGTAAAACCTTTACTGGAACAAATTGATTTTACAAAATTTTTACCAGTGAATGGTATCTATGAGTGGGCACGAGACTGTACCGACACTGACTTTGATGCTGATGATATTTGTCACCCGACTAGTGTGCAAAATCAAGAGTTTGTTGACAAAATTGTAATGCCGTTTTTAACAGACCACAAATATGTCTAAGTTAAATACTGCTCAAATATTAGGTAGGAAAACATAACCAAATGAACAAACAAACTGTTATGGTGACTGGCGGTGCTGGATTTATCGGGCACCACATGATTCGTCGCTTGCTCAAGCATCCTGAGTACAACATTATTTCACTGGACCGATTGGATTTTTCAGGCAACCTAAATCGGTTGGCCGAACTTGCACAAGAATTTGGTCCTGATGAAATGCGCAGGCTTCGTGTAATCTATCATGACCTTCGTGCAGAAATTAACCCACAGCTAGCTGGACAAATTGGTGATGTGGATTATATCATCCACATGGCCGCTGGTAGTCATGTTACACGTAGCATTGAAAATCCCATGCTATTTGTACAAGACAATGTGGTGGGTACATGTAATTTGCTAGACTACGCACGATTTTATTTGCCTAACTTAAAAAAGTTTATTAACTTTGGTACAGATGAGGTATTTGGATCAGCACCCGAGGGTGTTGAATACCAAGAGTATGATCGATACAACAGTCGCAGTCCTTACTCAGCTACCAAAGCCGGTGCAGAAGAATTGTGTGTGGCATACGAAAACACATTTGATATGCCAATCTACTGCACCCATACCATGAATGTGTTTGGTGAGCGACAGTTGCCAGAAAAGTTTCTTGGCTTGGTCATGCGCAAAGTACTAGAAGATCAAGAAGTCACTATTCACTGTGATGAAAAAACAGGCACAGAGAGTGGCTTGCGTCATTGGGTGCATGCCGCAGATGTAGCTGATGCTACTATGTTTATCATGAACTTGCCGCACAAAGAATTCCCACTGCCCACAGACTTTGGCGGGGCCACTTGTCCCAAGTTCAATATTGTGGGACAAAGAGAAATCAGCAATCTTGAAGTTGCGCAAACTGTTGCAAAAATAATGGGCCGAGAACTCAAGTACACCATGGTAGGTTACGATACCCAGCGTCCCGGGCATGATTTCCGTTATGCACTCAGTGGTGACTACATGAAGAGTTTAGGTTGGGAACCCAAATATGACTTTGATACACGACTTGAACAAATGGTAAACTGGACTCTCAAAAACTCTCGCTGGTTAAAGATATGAATCACGTACACGAAAATACTCAATGCCTTGCGTGTGGCAGCAGTAACCTTCATACTGCATTGGACCTTGGTGTTCAACCCTTGGCAAACAGCTATAAGAAATCCGTAACTGACCACGAAGATCGGTATCCATTGGCAGTACGTCTTTGCCACGATTGCTATCACTTGCAACTGAGTCATACTGTTGACCCAGGAATCATCTACAAAAATTACTTGTATGCCACAGGTACAAACAAAACTATTCGTGAGTACACTCGATGGTTTGCTAATTTTTGTTTAGAATATCTTCCTGGTTCATCCACTGTTCTTGACATTGGCTGTAACGATGGCACCCAATTGGACTATTTTAAAGAACTAGGATTTAACACTTACGGGATTGATCCAGCCGAGAACTTGCACGAACGCAGTAGTGCAAATCACTTTGTGGTGTGTGATTTTTTTGGTCCAGCGGCTGTGGATCGTTTGGCCACAAATGAATACAATATAATCACAGCGCAAAATGTCTGCGCACACAACCCTGATCCATTGGGATTTTTAAAATCGTGCCGCGAGTTAATGCATGAAGATACCTTGTTGTTTGTGCAAACCAGTCAAGCCGACATGGTATTACATAACGAGTTTGACACTATCTATCATGAGCATGTTAACTTTTTCAATGCTAACAGCATGTTCAAGTTGGCACAACGTGCAGGGCTGAATCTTATCGACGTTGTTAAAACACCAATACATGGCAACAGCTATATCTTTGTGTTGAGTTTAAAGAATAGTCGTCAACACCATGTGAAAAATATTATTGACATAGAAGCACCACTGTTCAAGACCAGCACCTATCAGCTGTGGCGGAATACTGTGGAACTAAACGTGTCGGCGTTGAAATCTCACATTGATGAGTTCCGCAAACAAGAGTACTTGTTGGTAGGGTATGGTGCCGCAGCCAAAGGTAATACCCTGTTGAATTATGCCGAGCTTGATTTGGATTTTATCGTTGACGACAATCCTCTCAAGCAAGGTTTGTTTACTCCCGGTCGTACTATCCCCATTGCGGGCATTGATCGAGTTCGAAATCTAGCTCAACAAGATCGCGTGGTGTTTATTCCCTTGGCTTGGAACTTCTTTAATGAAATTCGAGAAAACATTGTCAATGCACGTAAAAATGAACAAGATGTGTTTTTGCGCTACTTCCCCACAGTAGAATTGGTCAAATGAAAAATTATCTAATCAAAGGTCTGCACAAGATTGGTAGCACCAAGTGGTGGCCCGGAAGTGATCGTAGTTGGGAAGGTGATTTGTACCCCATATATGAGAAGATGAATGAACTAAGCGAACAAAGCTTTTTTCATTTTTTACAAGGTGACTGGGAACTAGTCAATCTTGTTAGTGAAGCCAAAGATGTCAATCATGTGTTTAGACAACAGTTCCAGGCTATATGGGAAATTTGGCAACAAGAACCGTGTAACATTTTTTACTGTGGTTCTGACACACAAATGATCAAGCCCACTCGGGTGTTTGATCAATATCAGCATTTTCTATTGTTTAACTACACAGACCCAAAAAGCTTTGGGCCATGCTCACATTTTCTCAATGCTGATATTAGGTACTATCCTAGCACCATGAGTCGTGATATGTGGTCATGGGCATTGGCTCAGACCAAAACACTTGACTGGTGGAACAGCGATCAGTTATTATACAATCAGATGGTCTGGAGTCAGGGACTTGGGACAGACAAAGTAATTGATCCTCGCATGGCTTACCAAGGGTTTATGTTGCCCGGAGATGATGCTACACGTGCCATGTCTGACAAGTGGAATAACTGCAATCTAAATGATGCACATATTATACATTGGCACGGTAGTCGAGGGGCACAGGCAAAGCTAGAACTAATGCAAAACATCAACACACAACTGGGTGTGCCCGAACAACCAGTTCGAAATATCCCTAGACAAGTTATTGACATTTCTCACATTGAATGATTTTATGAACAAAATTGTAGTTGTCACCGGAGCGGCAGGATATATTGGTGGACAAACTGCTCTTCAATTACACGACAACGGATATACTGTAATTGGCATTGACCGTTCCCCATGCCCTGATAGATTAGCTGGCGCATTTAATACATTCTACCAATGTGACTTTTGGTCTGTTAAAAGTTTTAACATTATTAAAAGTGCAAACCCTGTGGCTATTGTACACTGTGCCGGCACTAGCTTGGTTGGACCTAGTGTGAAATATCCAAGTGATTACTATCATAACAATGCAATGAAAACACTTCATTTGCTTGACTTAACTTGCTCGTTGCCTAATACTAGAATTATTTTTTCTAGTTCGGCTGCAACCTACGGAGAACCTATCATGGTTCCCTGCAGTGAAGTAGATCCACCTTACCCGATCAGCCCATACGGTGAAAGCAAGCTTATGATTGAGATGTTCATGGCATCGTACAAAAATGCTTACAATCTTGACTTTGTTGCATTTCGTTACTTCAATGCATGTGGTGCAGACCCGCAAGGCCGTCACGGGCAAGCGCCTGGTGCAACGCATATCATTGCAAGAGCACTAGAAAGTATTCGTGACGACCAAGAATTTACATTGCATGGAAACAACTATCCTACGCCCGATGGCACTTGTATACGTGACTACGTACATGTTGATGACATTGCTCGAGCACATGTCATGGCAATTTCCGCTGATATTGAATCGGGCATTTATAATCTTGGAAGCAACAACGGCACAAGCAATCAAGAAATAATCAATGCCGCAGAACGCATCACAGGAAAAAAATTAAAAGTTGTGTTGGGCCCACAACGTTCAGGAGATCCTGCTGTGCTCACAGCCAGTGCTGACAAGTTTAGCAAAGCTGCCAACAACTGGTGCAAGTACGGCCTTGATGACATGATTCAACATGCATGGAATTGGTATGTTCGATAAAATTTTTGAATTTGAAAAAGCTCTAGGTGAGTTCACTGGTGCTCCTTATGTTGTCATGACTGATTGTTGCACACATGCCATTGAAATGTGCTTGAGATATGATGGCGTGCGTGACCTAAAAATGACTCCTTACACCTATCTTAGTGTGCCAATGACCATGCACAAACTAGGCATCCACTATGTCTATTTAGATGAGCCAGAACAAACATGGATAGGTGAATACGAGTTTGTTAATACTCGAATTTGGGACAGCGCACGTCGGCTGGAAAAGGACATGTATCGACCCGGTAAAATGCAGTGTTTAAGTTTTGGTCATACTAAACCATTGCAAATTGGACGCGGCGGTGCAATCTTGTTAGATGACCAAAAAGCCTATGAGACTCTGGGACAACAGCGTAGTGATGGTCGCGATCTCAGACTTAGCCCTTGGGAAACCCAAAAAGAATTTCATGTAGGCTATCACTACCGCCCCACCATCGAAGAAGCCACAACTGCATTGGCCTTACTGGAAGGAATCAAAGATAATCCACCCAAACCAATTGTGGTTGAGTATCCAGATCTTAGAAAAATCAAAATTATAGATTGACTTTGTAATCTAAATACATTACAATTACACAACGACATCCACGTCATTAACTCGGAGAAATACATTGACAAACAAAAAAGAAACAGCACTAGATGCCATGGCAGGCGATGGTGGCTACAAAGAAGCCTACCTAGGCGATCATATTCGCTTTAAGATGAAACGTGAAGGCAAACGTTTCTGGGCAGGCGACAACATCAGCGATTACTTACACGAAGGCGACATAGAACGACTAATCGATGAAGCAACACCGGCATTTGAACAAGTGCTAGATAGTTTGCTGATTGACCGTGACACGGATCCCAACTCAAAAGGCACAGCACGACGACTGGCCAAAATGTACTTTAACGAAATAATGGCAGGTAGATATGAACCAGCACCAGATGCAACAGCATTTCCCAATGACTCACACGACCGCTACGAAGGAATGCTTGTGGTACGTAGTGAGCTTCGCAGTATGTGCAGTCATCATCACCAACCTGTCAGTGGCGTTGCTTATATCGGGATTATTGCCGCTCAAAAACTCATTGGTCTTAGCAAGTACACTCGTATTGCTCAGTGGTGTGCTCGTCGTGGTACGCTACAGGAAGAGCTAGCTAACGATATTGCCCGAGAGATCATGAAAGCCACTGACGCCAAGGATGTAGGGGTTTATGTACAGGCTGTTCATGGGTGCTGTGAGAATCGAGGTATTATGGCACATTCTAGTCTGACTCAGACCACTGTGCTCAGAGGTGCATTTAACACTGACCAAAGCACCAAAAAAGAGTTTTTTGATAACATCAAACTACAACAAGATTTTGCACCCAGATAAGTTGACACAAAATTGCCCTGGTGTTATACTAGGGTTATCTATAGTAATTTGGAGATCCTATGAAACTTTTGCCAATCGTGTTATTTGTTGCTGTGAGTCCAACATTTGCTCAAACCAGCATATACGGACCATTTAGCGGCACACCCACTGTTGTGGGCAACAACAACCCTAGCGCATGGCTTGGGGGAGAAACTACCAACCGAGCAAATGAGCTAGTTGGTGCAAACTATGCCTGGAGTCGGGGATGGACCGGCAAAGGCAGCACCATCATGATCATGGATACCGGCATTGATGTTGGCAATGTGGACTTTGCTGGCAAGATCAAATACCAGTTTGATCTTACAAGAACTGGTATGCAAGACCAAGTTGGGCATGGTACCAACGTAGCAGGCATTGCGGCTGCGGCTCGCAATGGAATTGGTGTCAATGGTGTTGCGTTTGATGCCAATCTTGCCATTGCAAAACTCAGCAATACCAGCAATGTCACATCCGGCCAGGCCGTTCAAGCATTGAATTGGGCCAAGCAATACAGCGATATCACTGTGGCTAACTTTAGTGCCAACACAAGTTACTCCACAGCCTATACCAAGAGTGTTACACAAATTGCGCCCGGTATCTATGCCAGTAGTGACAAAAACTATGGTGGCAAGAACTATTACAATTTAGAAAAGCCCGAAACTTGGGCACAGGCTCTAGGCCCAAACACTGTGCTAACAGTCAGTGCTGGTAATAGTAATTTGCCTTATGTACAAAATCCTGCTACATTTGCTTCTGCAACCGATGTCAATGGCAAGTTAGTACTCAATGGTCAAATGCTGGTGGTTGGTAATTGGAACGCTCAAGCTGGACGCATCGAAGGTGCTCGGTCTGGTAGTGTTTGTAAAGATGTAGTAGGCGGTACATGTCGGGACACATATCGTGTGTCAGATTTTTATATTCTTGCGCCAGGTATGAGTGTGTCTGCGCCAGCAATAAACACCACAGAAACAAAATCAATGAGCGGCACTAGTCAAGCGGCTCCGGTAGTAGCGGGCGCTGTTGCTATTATTAATCAGTTGTGGCCTTACATGACACCTGAAAATCAAGTTCAGGTGTTGCTCAAAACTGCAAACAAAAACTTGCCAGGATACAATGTTGACACGCACGGACAAGGGCTATTGGATCTTGATGCCGCAACTAGACCAATTGGTGCAGTAAATCTGTCCATGACTGGGCGTACTGGCAAGCCTGTTCCGGTTACTGGCACTATTGTGGTTGCAGGTTCGGGCGCAGGAGCAAAAGCATCATTGAGCTCGATTTCAGTGATTGACTCAATGCAACGTGACTTTAAAGCAGATATGTCAGGTGCAGTACACCGCAACACATTGATGTCCAACCCAGTTATGCTTGACGCTGAGCCCGGTTATAATTGGAGCGGTCGTTGGTCTGGCATGGGCACTGAAGTAAATCCAACACATTATGTTACAGGTGCGCAGGCGCCCGGCAGTGATAGTACCGTTACATTTGACAGTCGCATGCTTGATCCCAAGGCAACAACTGTACATCAATTCACACTTACGTCAAGTCAGAACAATCCATATGTTGCGCTGTCTGGCACCTGGGGGCGGATCAACAACTCAGTGACCACTGAGTACAGTCAACTCAACATGCACGAGTCTGGGGTTTGGACTCAAGTTGGTGGTATGATTACAAATGTTGGGTTGTCGAATGGCATTGTCAACAACATTAGTTCAATTGTTGCCATGCATGCCGCAGTGGGTGTCCAACTTGGAAATTTTAATTGGTATGCTGGCATCAAACCCACAGTGGTACATGGTGCATTTAACATGACACTGCCAACCAATGTAGACGAGCAAGGTGTTATGTCATACTCCAATGTACGTGTTAGCTTGGCTGGTACTCCTGCTACTTATGTTGGAGTTAAGTGGCAACAAGACATCACTAAGAATTCTAAATTTAGTGTAAGAGGCACCGTTGATCAAGAAAAAAATGTCAGTGCAAGAATTTTTTATACAATATCACTATGAGCGACGAAACAGACATCAGGACTGATTTAGAAGAAGCGCACGAAGCAGGTATTGCTCCGTGGGATCAAGTTGAAACAGGACTTAGTGACTTTCATGTCACTGTGTTTCGAGATAGATTCCCTGTTACCAATGGGCATTTGTTATTTGTTCCTAACTACAATCAAGATGCAGTGATCATGGATTGTTTTGAATCTGCTTTGATCAAAGGTCGTCAAATGATAAAAAATGGAGAGTGCGATGGGTTTAACATTGGCCTAAATATAGGCAAGGCGTCTGGGCAAACTGTAATGTATCCACATGTGCATTTGATTCCAAGACGAACCGGAGATTGTGCTGACCCCACTGGGGGAGTACGAGGTGTTATTGCCGAGCAACAAAATTACAAAATCAATAGCTATCAGTTGCCTAAATAAATATTTCTTTCAGCGGCCTTTCTGGCATTCATCCCGCTATACAAATTCTGCAGGCCTATGCTAAAATTTAACATAGGAGAATATAATGGCAAAATTTTACTCAACAAAAACTTACGGAAACGACCGTGGATTATCATGCTGTTTTAGACAATGGCGTGCCACACATAGCCACTGCTCAACACTGCATGGATACTCAATTGGTATCAAACTGGTGTTTGAATGTGAAACACTGGACGACAAGAACTGGTGTATGGACTTTGGCGGTCTTAAAGAATTCAAAGCATGGGCAGATGACATGTTTGATCATACACTAGTAATTGCTCGAGATGATCCTATGATGCCTTTCTTCAAACAAATGGCTGCACAAGTCAATATGAGCTCGGTTGATCCTCGTAGCGATATTCCACACAAGCGAGGTGCAATCTGCGATCTTAGAGTGGTAGATGGTGTGGGTTGTGAAATGTTTGCCAAGATGTGTTATGATAAAATGGCTGAACTACTAGCATCAGGAGACATGCGCTATCCAATCAATCCCAGTGTGAGAGTTAAATCGGTTGAAGTATTTGAACACGGTGCCAACTCGGCCACATACGAGGGATAAAGTATGTTTAGAATGGAAAGAGTGGATAGATTAGGAAATATGTTTGTGGACATATTCCATCGTTTGGCACTTTTTGGCATAGGTGCGGCAACAGTATGGGCCGCTGGATGGACATTTTTTGAAATGTTCCAAAAGCACCATGCCTCAGTGGGCGATCTGTTGTTGATGTTTATCTATTTAGAAATAGGTGCCATGGTAGGCATTTATTTCAAAACCAACCATATGCCTGTTAGGTTTCTGTTATATATTGCAATTACAGCACTTACACGACACATGGTAGATATCATGAGTCACCAGCCTATCAACATCACGGAGATGCTGGCAGTGGCCGGTAGTACATTTGTTATTGCCGTCAGTGTGTTGATTATTCGATACACCAGTGCAACATTCCCCAGCGATAAAAAAGATGAGGTATCTTGATGAAATTCTTTGAACCCTTACGAGATGATCTTATGGTACAGCAACAGATCTCCAATAGTTGGGAACACATGGTGGGCGTGATCATGCTGAATCAAACTGGGCGTAAGTCTGTTAAGACAACACTACCAGAATTCCTGTATTGGTTTCCAACTCCCCGGGCATTGATTGCGGCAGATGAGGAATTTGTCAAGAGCATTATCAAACCCTTGGGCATGACCAATATTCGATACAATCGTTTGGTGGGTATGAGCCGGGACTATTTGTCCTGGAACGGTAAAGATGCTACCCAGTTATATGGAATTGGAAAATATGGTAGCGACAGTTACGAGATATTTTTCAAACAAAATTATTCAGTAGAACCCACAGACAAAGAACTGAAACGATATTTAGAAGAAGAAGTTTACCGATGAATTCACTTGAAAAAATATGGGCTAGAGCAACCGGTCATCTGATGGGCAATACTGATGATGACAGACCGGATGTGCCCGTTCTTACATTAAGAGAAGCCAAGATTGCATTGTTTCTAAAAACTTTCTGGGTGGTGCTACATGTGATAACATGTTGTTTTATTATAGCAAATACAATTAAGCATTGGAGTAATTAATGAATAGTACCAAGATTTCAATTTTGCTACCCAGTAGAGGTAGAACTGATATCTTAAAACGCAGTGTCGAGAGCTTGTTGAATACCTCTGATGATCCGGGATCTATTCAATTCATACTTGGGTTTGACAACGACGACAAAGAATCATCACAGTATTTTGTTGATGAAATTGTACCACTGCTGGAGAAAGTTGATAGCAAATACCTAGTGCTAGAATTTGCACCAATTGGTTATGAAAATTTACACAAGTATCTAAACATAATGGCCAAACATGCATTGGCACCGTGGTGGGTATTTTGGAACGATGACGCGGTAATGCTTGACGACCACTGGGATACAACTATATCCGCACAAGGTGATCGTTTTTGTATTCAAGCATTTGACACACACAATTTGCACCCTTACAGTATTTTTCCCATTGTCCCGCGTACCTGGTATGAGTTACTTGGGCACTTGAGTCAACATCAGCTCAATGATGCTTATATCAGTCAGATTGCCTGGATGTTGGACATCATGGTACGTATTCCTATTCGAGTTGAACACGAGCGGTTTGACCTAACTGGTAAAAACGAGGATGATACTTACAAAAATAGAATCATCCATGAAGGCGACGTTCAACACCCCAGGGATTTTAATCATCAGTCCAACCGACGATTGCGCATACAGGATGCAAACAAATTGGTGACATACTTGCGTTCCAAGGGACATGAGATTGCCTGGTGGGAGGATTTACTAGCTGGCAAAAAAGATCCATGGGAAAAAATGTTAGCATCGGACGTTAACAACATGTTAAAACGAGTAAGCCCTGTGTAAAGGATTTATCATGGCAGGGCATTGCGTATAATCCCGATGAACAATTTCTACGCGACGAGCTAGAAAAAATTGTTGCAGATTTTTCTGGCATTTCTACAACACACCAAGATGGCAATGTTACTGACTTTGTTAAAAAATAATATTGCTTGACATTGTTAAAATATTTTGTTATACTTAAAACATGGAAAAAATACACTACACCGAAATCTTTTATAGCTTACAAGGCGAAGGTCGCTGGTCCGGGGTGCCCAGCGTTTTCTTTCGTACATATGGTTGCAACTTTAGGTGCAAGAAGTTTGGACGAGATCGAAACGAAGTAATCGAAGGGGCAAATCCCGAAGTTGCTGAAATCATCAAGAACATCAAACTGTACCCCAAGTTTGAAGATCTGCCACTGATAAGCACCGGCTGTGATAGTTACGCTAGTATCTATCCCGAGTTCAAACACTTCTCTCGAATGGAAACTGTTGATGAGATAGCAGAAAACCTACACGACATTATTCCACACAATCGGTGGAGTGACAGCAATGGCAATGATGATGTACATCTTGTGATTACTGGCGGGGAACCGTTGTTAGGTTATCAACGACTGTATCCCGAGCTGTTGGATCGTTGTCGTGAGAATGGATTGCTTAATCTAACATTTGAAACCAACGGCAGCCAAGAGCTGTACCCAGAAGTATACGAATACTTGTTTGAGAAGATTACAAACTCTGGACGCAATCGTGATCGACTCACATTTAGTGTGAGCCCAAAGTTACCATGCTCGGGCGAAAGTCAAGACATTGCTATTAGGCCAGACATTATTAAAAGCTTTGACATGATTGGTCACACCTATCTCAAGTTTGTTATTGCCACACGCCAAGATCTTGATGACGCAGAACAAGCTGTGTTTAAATACCGAGAAGCAGGATTTACTGGCCCTGTTTACGTAATGCCAATTGGTGGCGTACCTGATGTGTACAATCTAAACACACAAGAAGTTGCAAAGATGGCCATGGACTTGGGTTGGAGATACAGTCCACGACTGCAAGTTGACCTGTGGCGCAATGCCTGGGGTACCTGATGAACGAACAAATTTCTAAAATTTTAGAACAGGCCAAGGCAGAATGTTTTCGACGTGACAGCAAGCCTCTTACAGTTATAGGTTGCGATGAATTAGAAAAGTTCGCCGAGTTGATTGTGAGGGAATGTGTTGAAGTTGTAAAGTGGACACCATCTATGTTTCCTAACGATACAGTTATAAAAAATATTAAAGAACATTTTGGAGTTGAAGAATGACACGAATTGTAATTACTCGCACTCAGTATGAAAAAATAAGAGAAGTGTTTGAAATGTACGACAGGGTGGATCGTGTAATCCTTACCGAAGATTCAAGCAACGGTGCCGGCATCGGTGCAGTGACAACTATCGAGTTTGATCCCAAATCCACAGTCAAAATTGACATCACAGATGTTGAAAGTTGGTGATGAGTATTGATCCTGGAAAAATGGATTACGATCACTTTTATGCCAGATGCTTGGGTGCGCAACTTAAATTTGCTTGGCTACCGAAACAATGCAGTATATCTGGCAAGCTTATTTGGTTAAAGTTTGCCTACAGACTGACAGCAATGTATGCTGGTCCCGGTGAACCTGTGTATGCAACAAGGTGACATGATCGGCATGATCATCTTGTATGGAAAATTAAAGGAAATTAATGAGTTATTTGTTTACAAGTGAGAGTGTATCAGAAGGACACCCAGATAAAATTGCAGATGCCATCAGCGATGCTGTACTAGATCTGTTTATGGCACAAAAAAATCCAGCCTTGCGATGCGCATGTGAAACTCTGGTCACAACCAATCGTGTTGTGATTGCAGGTGAGTACAAAGGTGCTGTGTCAGACCAATCAATTGAATCGGCTGTGCGCAAAGTGATTCGAGATGTTGGTTATGAGCAGTTGGGATTTGATTGGCGCACAGTAGAAATTACTAATCTATTACACGGACAAAGTGCTGATATTGCCCTGGGCACAGACACATTCGGTGCAGGTGATCAAGGATTGATGTTTGGTTATGCTTGTAACGAAACAGAGATTCATATGCCTTCAGCTATCTACTGGGCTCATCGCATTGTAGAAGAACTTGCTGAAATTCGCAAAGCAGGCACTGTGTCCTGGCTAGAACCCGATGCCAAGAGCCAAGTCACATTTGAATACAATGACGATGGTACACCTCGGCGCATTGCCAAGGTGGTTTGTTCAACCCAACACACAGACAGTGTAAATATTGATCATGTTCGAATGGTGGTGGAAAATATTATTCGTGGCGTGTTGCCGGAAAAATTTGTAGACAATGGAACTGAGTTTTTTATTAACCCTACTGGCCGTTTTGTTATTGGCGGCCCTGATGGTGATACCGGCCTTACTGGTCGTAAAATTATTGTTGATACTTATGGCGGCTATAGCCCACATGGTGGGGGTGCGTTCAGTGGTAAGGATCCTACTAAGGTTGATCGAAGTGCTGCCTATATGATGCGTTATCTTGCCAAAAACATTGTGGCCAGTGGTCGGGCAGATTGGGCTACAGTTCAAATTAGCTATGCTATTGGATTAGCACAGCCTATGAGTTTCTATGTTGAAACTGCTGATGCCAAGCAAGGTCGTGAATTAACCAAATGGGTACAAGAAAATGTAGACTTGACTCCTCGAGGTATTATAGAACGCTTCGAGTTGTTCCGTCCTATCTACAGTTCAACAACAAACTATGGGCATTTTGGTAAAGATTATTTGCCATGGGAACGTGTAGATTTATTTTAAAGGAGTGGTATGTTTGACAAAATTAAAAGTTTGTTTGGGGTAAATGCTAACGTAAATTCAGCACCCACACAGGCAAAGCCCGACACACCATCTGCACCCACAAAGAAAAAAGAAACTGCCAAGACAGCCAAGGAAATTGCCAACGAAAAGGGCGAGCCATATGTGTCTGTACTTGGCTTGGAGCTAGATGCAGATAACCTGCATCAAGGTGCTTTTGAACTTGACTGGAATGAGAAGTTTGTTGCCAATCTAGTGCGAGCTGGATACATGATGAAACCCACAGATACGGACGCAGAGATTGTGGATCGTTGGTTCCAGAATGTGTGCAGACATGTTGTAATGGAAACGTGGGAACAAGAGCAAGCAATGAATCCACAGCGGTTTACCAAGAGTAGAGACATTGGTGGCGGGCGTCGAGAAGTATCGTAAATTAAAATGGCTTTGAAAAAACTATACGTCAATGGTTGTAGCCACAGTGCTGGTGTGGGGTGCGAGAGCCTGGCCAATTCCTGGCCCAATCAGTTGGCTACCAATCTTGGCTATGACTTGATTAATCATGCCATTAGTGGTGCCAGTAATCAACGCATAATTCGCACCACTCGAGAGTGGCTGCGGTATTTAAGCCCAACACAATCTAATTTTCTTGTACTTGCATTGACCTCCTGGGAACGTCAGGAATGGTTCCACCAGGGCGAATTTTATCAAATCAATTCCAGTGGTCATGACGTATTGCCTGCGCCTTTACAACAGCAATACAAAAATTATATAAACAGTATCGGCGATGACAGTTTTGTTCGTGGAGCACAAGAAACTCAAAAACAACTGATACAACTAGCAGTAGAATGTCGTCGTCGCAACATTGACTATTTGTTTTTTAATTCATTTATGATGATAAGCTCAACGTTGGCGGTTGACACTTGGGGACATCGATACATGAGTCCATATGACAATGAGTTAAACTACTACTGTTATCTAGAACGACAGGGATTTAAACCAGACAAACATTTGCACTTTGGGGACAATGCCCAAACTGCTTGGGCACAGGTTTTACAAGATTACATTAGAAAATTTTATGATATTTAATCACATTAAAAAACTCAAACAAGAAGGCAAACGCATTGGCATCACGTTCTCAACTTTTGACATGTTGCATGCAGGACACATTGCCATGTTAAGCGAAGCAAAGAATCACTGCGACTACTTGATCTGCGGCCTGCAAACTGATCCCACAATCGATCGTCCAGACACCAAAAACAAACCGGTGCAAAGCATTGTAGAACGTCAAATACAACTGGCGGCTTGTCGTTATGTTGATGAAGTTGTTGTTTACCAAACTGAACAAGATCTTGTGGACCTGTTGCTGATCTTGCCCCTGGATGTTCGTATCTTGGGTGTGGAATATGCCGAAAATGACTTCACAGGTAAAAGTGAATGTTATGACCGCGGTATCGAGATTGTGTTCAATGGCCGAGATCATTCATTCTCAAGTAGCAGTCTACGCAAACGTGTGGTAGCTGCCGAAACATACAAAGTGTTAAAAGACGGGACATTTTAAATCACAATGTTTGGAATACGACAACGTAATTTTCAGCAGATTGAACAGTGGCTGCCGCGGCAACATTTCTTTGAGTATCAATCATACAACGACATACCAAGTCAACGTGTGCGTGATCGTGTGATTGAAATAGCCGAATATGACCCCATATATCACCCCTGTTTGTTGAATTGCATGCGTCACCGGTTTCCGGGCCTAGAGTCAATTAAAGAAAATTACTCTCAATCATGGCAGGATATGTTTGTGCTTACCATGCACAATGGTCTGCGTGGAGGCACATATCTTGAACTTGGTGCATCGGAGCCCATGTACATGAACAACACCTATTTGCTGGAACAGTTTGATTGGAAGGGTCCCAGCATTGATTTTAGATCTGAACTAAAGTCTGAATGGGATGCCGATCGCCCACAATCAAATTTTGTACTAGACAACATACTGGAGTTGGACTTTGAGCAGTTGCTGTCAAAGATGCCACAGCAGATTGATTATTTGCAAGTGGATCTTGACGAAACTGCCAGCTTAAATGCGTTGAAAAGACTACCGCACGATCGCCACAGATTTTCTGTAATCACATTTGAAACTGATGTGTTTGCTGGGAATCAGCACATACAACAACAAGCACAAACATTCTTGCAACAGCTTGGTTATCAACTGTTGATTAAAAATGTAGCAGTTAAAAACTACCCAACCAGTACATGGGAAGCGTTTGAAGATTGGTATATTGACCCCCAAATCATAGATCCCAATATTGCACAAACGTTTTCGGACATTACTGATACTAAAAAATTACCACACGAAATTTTCATAAATGATACTTTATATAAACGGTGACAGTCATGCTGCCGCAGCCGAGGCGGCATCACCACATGCGTTTGCCGAGGACGATAGTCGGTATTTCTACATGGGTCGGTCACCACACCCCAGCAACATGTCTGTTAGTTGGGGACGACTGCTAGCCGATGCATTAAAAACACCCTTGCATTGTGATGCAGAGAGTGCGTCCAGCAATGATCGTATCATGAGAACCACTAGACACTGGATAGCCAATCATCAAACACGTCTAAGAGAAACCTTGATGATTATTCAGTGGAGCACATGGGAGCGACAGGAGTGGTTGCACAAAGGCACATACTATCAAGTCAATGCCAGTGGCACTGATTCAGTTCCGCCAGAGTTGCAGGAAAAGTATCGGCAATATATCCTGGGCATCGATTGGCAAGAACAAACACAACAAGCTCACAACGACATCTGGGCGTTTCATAACGAACTCGAGGATCTGGGCATTAAACACATCATGCTCAACGGCAACAACCATTTTGGAAGTTTACCAGATCACCGGGATTGGGGCAACAGCTACATTGAGCCATACAACCCAAAAATGACCTACGATGCGTGGTTAAAAAACAACGGTCATGACACAGTTGCTCCAAATTCATGGCATTTTGGCATAGATGCTCATGCGGCTTGGCATCGTTTTATGTTACAATACATTATTAAACACCACTTTATATAAGGCCAACATGCGCTATTTGTTGATTGATACCAGTAACATGTTCTTCCGCGCTCGGCATCAAGCACATCGAGCCAGTGACACATGGACCAAGCTGGGTTTTGCATTGCACCTGACCATGATGAGTGCAAACAAAGTAGCACGTGATTTCGGGGCTGATCATGTGGTGTTTGCGCTAGAGGGGCGTAGCTGGCGCAAAGATGCCTACAAGCCCTACAAGGCCAACCGTGCTGTGGCACGTGGGCAAATGAATGAAACTGAAGCAGAAGAAGACAAACTGTTCTGGGAAACATACGACGAGCTGACTAAATATTTGTCTACAAAAACAAATTGTAGCGTTATCCGGTGTCCCACTGCCGAAGCAGATGATATTATCGCCCGTTGGATCGCGCTTCACCCCCAAGATGAACACATTATTGTCAGCAGTGACTCGGACTTTGTGCAGTTGGTTGCGCCCAATGTGCGACTTTACAACGGTATCAATGACCACGTGTACAGCACAGATTCCATTGTTGATGGCAAGGGCAAGAAACTGAGTTTTACTGTCAAGAGCGACAGCAAAATCAAAGTTGGCAAAGCAGACTCTGATTTTGAAACACCAGTTGATTATCAAAAGTGGGTGCTGTTCCTGAAGTGCATGCGTGGTGATCCTGGCGACAATGTGTTCTCTGCATACCCAGGTGTGCGTATCAATGGTACAAAGAACAACGTGGGATTGACAGAAGCATTTGAAGATCGTGATCGAAAAGGCTACAATTGGAACAATCTCATGCTCCAACGTTGGACCGACTATGAAAACGCCGAACACAAAGTCATTGACGATTACGAGCGCAATCGTATGCTGATTGATTTAACTGCACAACCCAATGACATCAAACACACAGTTGATCAAGCGATCCGAGAACAAGTTAGTCATCGTGATGTGGGCATGGTGGGCGCACACTTCTTAAAGTTCTGTGGAAAATATGAACTTACTAAACTTAGCGATCATGCGGAAGCGATCGGTAAGTGGCTGAACATAACATACAAAGGAGTATTAGATGATCGTAGCCAAACCAGTAATACCTGATCAATACTGGATCCTTCAAGAAAACAATCAAAAAATTGGTAACATTGAAGCCAGCCCCGACGGGTTTGCTGTTAGAATCAACAAGGATGTTACTACCTACAAAACACTGAGCATGATACAGGAACGTATCAGTGTTGATTTTCAAGCAGTGGAACGAGCAGTGGCCCCGGCTCCTGAATTCCAAGTGCATGGATTCGACACTGTGGAAAAGCCTTATAACCCTGTGTTGGATATCAAGCATCAATTGCCACTGTACACTTGTGAGCCACGCAGTCGAAGCTGGTATGCGGCTGGTTGGTACCGAGTCAAACAAGGTCGTAACTGGGATGTGGTACAATGCCCCAAGTTGATTTTGCTACAACGATATCGTTACCAAGGACCTTTTAAAACCCGGCAAGAGGCCGAAAGCAAGTGAGTTTGCATATAAACAAATTCATAGACAAAATCAAGGCCGTGGAGAGCCGCAGACAGGGCGAAGTTGTGTTGACCATTAACGAAGCACGAGACCTGCATGCCGACATAACCAAGCTGTTGTTGATTTTGCAACACCTGCAAGAGCAAAAAACCACCGATACATCTGAAGTTGTCACAGTAGAACTCACTGGGGGTTCTTTTTAAAAACTGCTTAGTTTATGATAAATAAACCTGGAGATAACAATGAGCAGACCCAAACCCAAAGTTCTAGTAGAACTCACCAACAAGCAGACTTACCGCACCGAGCAAGTGCTGGCCGCCGAAGGCATTTGGGCTGTGTTCTTTGATGGACAACCAATCAACTTGAAAACTGCCAACATGCTGGTGCAGTACCCAGGACCCAAGTATCGCAAAGTAAGTTTCAGCAATCGCGGGCATGCCATTAACCTGGCAAAGAAGTTAAACACACAATTCAAATCAGATAAATTTTCGGTAGTTTTGCTCCGGTCCGGCGAACAAATCTATTCCGATGGCAAACAAGCGTGAACTCACTGCAACGCTGATAAAACTACTGCCTGACTCGGTGCCCATGACCCTTGAGCGGGCACTCAAAACTTGGTACATGAATCTGCGCAGTACCGGTGGTCTGCGGTTGACCGACTGTGGATATCTTGCATTTGAACTCTTGGAAATAGAAAACTGGACAGTGCCGGTTGAGCTTAAAAATCTCAACAAGTCCGGACTCCTGGCTCTAGACCGCAAGCTCACATTCCCTTACTACATTGACTATCGGAAAAAACAACTGGTGATGTTCTCAAGCCGGGAAGCCATGTTGGCCACTCTCTACGGCGATCTACAGAAATTCCTGGAAAATTACAGCTAATAAACCCTGTAAAATTCAGGGTTTTTGTCTATTTTTCAGCAGAATCTGGGTGTTGTTTTTGTGCAACACCAATTTTGCCTGATTTTTCAGCAGGTTGACCAGAATCTCGTCATTTGCTATAATACTTACATGATGAGAAAAAAGCGTTCAGATCGTACACACATTGTTTACATGCTCACTTCGGGCTCGGACTTCTACATTGGCGTTACTGCAAAGACAGCGTCCACTGTAAAGAAGTCTGTGATGACTCGTTGCATGAAGCACCTGTATCGTTCACGTAGCGAAGACAAGAGCTGGGCACTGTATGAGTGCATGCGTGAGCGTGGTGTTGAAGGTTTCACTGTGAACGTTCTGGCTGTTTTGCGTGGCAAAACCGAAGCTCACAATCTTGAGCGTGAGCTGATTCGCCAACATAAACCCAACTTGAACACAGATGTACGTGGTGTTGTGTAAAAGCAACACTGTAATTTCAGTTGACCAGAATTCACCCATTTATTATAATACAAGCTTAGTAAGAAAAAGTACTCCAAAATGATGCACTCTACTGTAGAAAATTTGATTGCAAAATATGCAGAAATTCTAGACCGAGACCCCTTGGATCAAATGGAAGATACACAGGCCATTCTAACTCGCTTTACCGAAGCCTTGGCTGTAGAGCTAGGAGAGATTGTGGTAGCAAGTCCCGTCAATGAAGGTGTGCGTATGTACTTTGACGAAAAGATTGCTCGTTTCGAAATCAAAAAAGCCGTAGGATTATAAAATGGAATTTTATGTTGAAGGTCGTACACGGGCCTGCAAATATGTGGAGTCATTGATTCCTTCTATGCTGGATCAACTCAAACTGACCAAAAATCAAAAACTCTTGCATATCATTCTTGATCCCGATATCGAAGAGCTTGGTAGTACCATTCCCTTGGCCGGAATTGATACCTATCTTGTGGTACTCAAACCTGTTAAAGATCTGCAGGCCCTGGGCGCCACCCTGGCACACGAGCTTACCCATGTGGCACAGTTTGCCAAAGGCACTCTCCAGGTCACCCCCCGGGGTAAGCGATGGAAGGGCAAATTTTACGGACTCCGGACCCCGTACCTGGACCAGCCCTGGGAAATTCAAGCATTTGCCAAGCAAGAAATTGTGTTCCGCAGGGCAATCGAAGTCTAAATCGGCCCCAAAAAGTAGTACTTGAGTTTGCAGTTTTAGCCCCCAAAACCAATACTTGAGTACACATTTTTGCCTGTCAGGGTGGTTTACGCCCTTAGAAGCTGTACAACTGCATCAAAGCACACAAAAACAGCGTAAAACAGTGGTTGACCAGAAATGGCCCATTTGCTATAATATGAACATAGTAAGAAACAAGGAGCCAGTAATGAAAGTCACTTTTACCCCTATAAACGGTCGCCCAATGTTGATCCCTGCAGTGGCACTGAAAACATATCAGGCCAAGCACACGGCGGTTGAGTTTCTTCTAGCCAACGGTAGCATCCATGCATCAAGTTCAACACCCGGTGTTGACAAAGCCCGTAACACTATTCGCCGAGCCAATCGCAAAATTGAGCGTGAAGGTTGGTACTCTCAAGCAATTTAAAATCTGGTTGACCAGAAATGGCCCATTTGCTATAATATGAACATAGTAAGAAACAAGGAGCTGGAAATGGAAGCAATGACAACTTGGGAAGAAATGAGTGAATTGGAGCAGGCTCAGTGCATGTTCTGGGACATGTACAAAGACGCCCATGGCTTTCGTCCCCGTGGTATTGATACCAGTGCCTGGACTCTTGAGCAGTTTCAAGAAGAGTTTGTAATCCTGGGCCAGGCCATTGAGCGCGAAGAGATTGCTCGCAAGGCGGCCGAAGCCGAGGCCATTGAGAAATTCGAGAAGCATGTGATCAACACCATCTGCATGGGTGCTGGTGATCGTGAAACAGCCTTGCGTTGGATCATGCAATCTAGCAATGCCAATGGTGACTGGGAATACCTGTGCTATGATTTGGGCCTGCCCTATCAATACTTTCGCAAAACAGCCTAAGGAGATCATAATGGCATACATGAATCAAGAACGCAAAGCAAAAATCGCAACAGCACTCAAGCCTGTGCTGGCCAGGTATGGCATCAAAGGAACTTTGTCAGTTCGCAATCACATGACAATTACCCTGACTCTTAAATCAGGTCCCATTGATTTTATTGCCAACAGCAATCGTGTTTGTGGTAACGATCATTATCAAGTGTCACGTGGATTTCGTCCCAACAACACTGGTCACGGTCAAGTAAACCCTTACTGGTTTCAGGACCATTATGATGGTGATGCCAAGGCCTTTTTGACCGAGGCATTTGCGGCACTCAAAGCCGCTGACTACTACGATGAATCAGACCCCATGACTGATTATTTTAACACCGCATACTACTATGATTTGAACATTGGTCGCTGGGATCGCCCTTACGCATTGGTTAAATGACTTGACCAGAAATGCATCATTTGCTATAATACGAGTATAGTAACAAAAAGGAGCCAGAAATGATTGCAGAAAAACCAACTTATAACACACGACATGGCGGTCCCTATGATCGTGGTGCTGCCGACAGCTACTACGGTCGTGAATACAATCCTCACTACTTTACCGGCAACAGCTTCAACAGCACACGAATTGATCTAGCTGACATGACAGCCGAAGAAATCGTGGCTTACACAGCCGGTTATCGCGATAACGAAGCCACTGGCAACAAGAAAGACTGGAGTTGATGTGAACGAGTTTGAAGTAATTCTGGTGCAAGACGATCTTGCCAGGCGAGGAATACAACACTACGACATGCGACCTGGCAACAACTGTATCTGGGTCAATTATGGATTGGTGAACTGCTACTACATTTTTCGAAATGGCCAGATTGTAGACATTCAAATTGATTGACTCAAAATCAAAAATTCTGTATAATACAGACAGCAAACAAGGAGTTGAAATGAGTGCAATGAGCAATTTATCACTAGAGATCAGCGACATGCTGGAAGCCGGCTACTTGCCGGTGACTATTGCGCGGATTTTGCAAGTGCCTGTTACCTGGGTTTATGAGACGTCCAGCACAGCTGACATGGAAGAACTCAGTCCGTTTGAAACTATAAATTCTTAAAGAATTTACATATTAACGCCGAAGGGTCGGCCACAGAAGAGTATGATGACGAATATTAAAAAATTGATTCGAAATGGCCAGGTGGCGGTGCTGTATTCGCCGGGCTTTGGTGCGGGCTGGAGCACTTGGAATCAGGAATTACCGGAAATTCTTTTTGACCCCATTATCGTTGATTTTGTGGAAAAAGAACAATGGGACGAGCTACAGACCTATGTCACACTCAAGTATCCCGACATCTATGACGGTGGTCTGCGGGATTTAGCGATTGCATGGCTTGATGTAGGTGCAGAATTCAGAATAAATGAATATGATGGTGCCGAAAGCGTGGAAGTCAAAGAAGAAATGCTTTGGCTGGTGGCATGACCACAGGCCAATACAGCAAAGAATTGATGTGGGATTTGTTGAGCGAGAATCACGCACAGTTGGCTCATGCCTGGGGACAAGAACTCCGGGCACTGAGTCAACGGCGTGGTAAACAACGATTCCATGCTCGTGCAGAGCAGTGCCTAAAAGCCACGTTGAATTGGCCCAGTGAAGCAAGAACTCGCACAGTGAAAACCTGGCTCAGTACCTATCAACTGCCCTTGGAACCACGTCAGTTGGCCAGCTTTGATCAATGGCACAACTTGACTGGTCAGTATATTTTGAACAACATCCAAGCAATAAAAGCTTACAACAGAGTTGACTAATCTAATCATTTCTAGTATAATTACTGCACTATGAAGATCGTTGTTAAAATTCCGCAAAAGACAAGACGTCATTACGTGTTGTTTGCCAACGACTCTCCATTTCGACCTCAGCGGGTTGAGCCCAAGACACGTTATCGTCGTCGTCCCAAACATATTAACAAACAGGAATACTCAGCATGAGCAATGTGTTTAATGATCAACGCAAATTTATGAAGTCCTGTGACCAAACAGTTGACCGGTTCAATGGCACACAGTTTGACATGTACTGTGATCTCATTGAAGAAGAACACCAGGAACTCAAACAGGCCCGAGCCGACAATAATGATGTCGAGATTCTTGATGCATTGATTGATATCTTGGTGGTCACTGTGGGTGCTATTCACAGCATGGGTGCCGATGCCGAAGGTGCCTGGAAGGAAGTCATGCACAGTAACTTTGCCAAGATTGACAAACGAACCGGCAAGGTACGCAAGCGTGAAGATGGTAAAGTGCTCAAACCCGTGGGCTGGGAACCTCCACGGCTTGCCGCATATGTTAAACTAAACAAGGACTAATCATGATTTTTCAACGTTTTTGTCAGGCCATTGATTATCGCATCACCGGTGGCGGGAACTACTTGTGGGACTGCTATGGTACCAATGCATACTCGCTGGACAGTGACTTCTTGGATCAATACTCCGCATCAATGATCTTTGATCGTGATGACCAAAACTGTTACGAACTCACTGTGAGTGACTATGTAAACGACCGGGCCTATCGCTGGGTGGATCCCGCATATAGTTCAGCCCGAGAGCAGGAGTGCCTGGACCGACGTGTCAGCGCCGATCAAGCCTGGGGTGAAGTTGTTTACACTGACTTGGAAGTGCTTGATGATTTCCTGGCCAAATTGCGGGCAATTAGTCAGGGACAGGAGTACGATACCAGGATCAGCGTCCCACTTGATCTAGACGATGACATACTGTTTGATCTCATGCTGAGAGCTCACAAGCAAGACATCACGCTTAATCAAATGGTTGAACATGTGTTGCGAGCAGCCATAGATAACCTTAAGTAAGAACACGGGCCGTTAGCTCATGCTTGGTTAGAGCAGTGGACTCATAATCCATTGGTGCTAGGTTCGACTCCTAGACGGCCCACCAAACTCAAATGAAAATTAGTAGAAGTCCCAAACGACATACCTTTCAAGCAGAACAGTATGTTAAACGTTGCGAAGAGGAAGGCAAAGAGCCCAGCGAGGATTATGTAAATCTTTTCAAGTCCGCACGACAACATGACGAGGAAAATCTAGCAAATCCAGACTGGCAGAATAACAACATGGAGTACGATCTACGTACCACAGAGTGGTTGTTGATCAAAGTAAGAGCCAGCGACACCTATGCCCAGAATCTCTATGCCGCAATGTGCAACAATGACTTCCAAAAGAATGATGTTTTGCCTATATTAAAAGATCAAATCTGGGGCTGTAGTTGGCGATATGCCGGCGGTATTATTGCTGACATGCGTGAATCTGGTGACTACATCGACTGGTACTGTTCGGGCATAGGCGAAGGTCTGGGCAATGGGGATGTATCTGGTGCCAAGGAATACGTGAGCGAAGGTGTAGTCACTGATGAAATTCGTCAAGATCTATTCAGCATTGGCTGGATTGTGGTAGATGACCGGGACTGTTAAACTGTTACGCAAAACAGTATCCGCCAGCATGGACATTGTGTATGATCTGCGGGCGCAAGGTTATGTGCAGGGACAGGATTTTGACTTTGCATATCGTCCCACTGTGTACAACGACGATGGATTCACTGTGGCTACACCAAAAGTCACAGAATTTACATTTTATAATGACATTTTAGCCACCTGGTTTTATATCAAATACAATTAATCTTTACAGGGCTCTAGTCATAGGTACAGCATAAATAGATGTACTTATTGAAAAGAGCCCTGATCTATGTCATATGTAGTCAACAACAGTCGTGGACAAATTATTGCAGTGGTACAAGATGGTACTGTTAATACCACTGCCACCAGTCAAACCTTGGTTGGTAAAAATGTTACACCTTACGGTGAATACGAAGTTGAAAATCTAGTACATCAACTGGAAAATTTTGCCGATAGTTCCCCTCCTGGCAATCCAATCGAAGGGCAGTTGTGGTACGATACTGACGCAGGCAAGGTCAAAGTTT